ATGTGCAGCCACTACACCGCGCTCAAAAAGCAGGTACAGCTGGAAAAGTACTTCCGCGCCCGCGGCATTCCGCTGCCGCCGAAGTCGGACATGTGGCCCCGCTACGCCGGCCCGTTCATCCGCCGGCCGCCGGAGCATGACGCCGGCGACGAAGCCGTGCCCGAACGGGAAGCTGTCGTCGGCCGCTGGGGCATGGTTGCCCCAGGCACCGCGCCAGAAAAATTGAAGGATGCCGAAAAGCTGTCGACCTTCAACGCGAAGAGCGAAACGGCCAGCAAGCTCTGGACTTTCCGCCTGGCCTGGCAGCATGGGCGGCGCTGCATCATCCCGGCCGAGGCAATCTTCGAGCCGGACTGGCGCCCGGTCTACGAGGGCAAGACAAAGAACCCAGTGCCCACACGCTTCTGCCGCGCCGACGGCGCGCCGCTGGGGATCGCGGGCCTGTGGGATCGTTGGCGAGATGCTGCTGGCCAGTTGCAGGAAGGCTACACGATGCTCACCATCAACGCCGACCAAGATCCGCTCTTCAAGGATTACCACCAGGCGGGCAAGGAAAAGCGCATGGTCGTGATCCTGCCTGAGGGGGCCTACCAAGACTGGCTCACCGCGCCGGCCGCGGACACACGCGATTTCCTGGTGCCCTACCCGGCCGACCGGCTGGTCGCGGAACCTATGACCAAGCCCGAAAGCTGACCCCGGTTAAGGCGGAATATACTGTGCAACCATCCAGTATTTTTCTGCCATGAATAACAACGGAATTCTTGAACACGTGCCCGGCCCGTGTGTAGCGCGGGCCCAAGAGGCACTACCCGCAGCGACTACTGCGGAAGACCGCGACTACCCGGTCGAAATCGACGCCGACCACATCGGCCGCGTCCGCATCTTCTTTCACAAGCAGAAGGCCAAGCGCGGGAAATTTAGCCATTGGTTCTGGCTGGCTGTGCGGGCTGAGCGCGCTTAGGGAATCGCTGCGAAAAGGGATGGCGCCGCGCTAGGGGTGGAGCGGCCAGGGAGCACTCATGCCGAAGTGTCGCAAGGTGCTGGCAATTGGGCAGATCGGAGCTGTTTGAACCCGGCGCAAGGGGATCGGACAGCGCGTCGCGATCATCTTGTAACTATCTATTTCGGCTATCTTCGACATACAACCATTTGCGACTTAGAATAGCGCGAAGCCAGACGTATCCCACTGACAAAAATATACCTAGCGTGATATAGTGAGTGTTCTGTATGAGACCGACGAATATAGGGACGATCTAGACCAGCTCGAACAGGCTGGTCTAACGAATCATGTCGCTGAGATCCATGTGTTCCTGGATCAGTTGGAAGAAAGCGAAGAAGCAATGTGGGCGCTTACGAAGTACAACGCCGAGCATCCAAGCCCCCTGTTCAATGTCAAGGCGATCGATTGCTTTCAAGCCCAAGGCTACAACATTTATCGCATACGGCCGCTCCAAAGAATCGGCGCATATCGCATCATCTACGCATACGATAACGAGTACGACGACCATTACCTTCTTGCAATCGCTCGAAAGAAAGATCGTAACGCCCCTCCAGGCATCGACCCGGAAAAATATGACTATGAACCAGACCATCCGCTATCACAAAGGATTTGTGACGAGTACGATCGTCTCGGAATTCCCAAGCTTCCTCCTCGTCGCTGACGCGGTAGGGTGTGGACCGCGCCTTTACAACTTTGTCGAGCCGGCAGAAAAGCCCAGGAGAGCAGCCCGAACAGGAGGCCTGCCTAGAACGGTCGAGCGCGCAATTAGAGAGGAGGCTGACCCCGCCTTCAAAGCAAGAATTGCTCGTGCCCGTCGAGCATGGGCCGATACTGCGTATCCCGACTCGCCTGATTCTCTGGCGAAGTTGCGACTTTCGAAAGGTCTCTCGCAAACCCAATTAGGCAACTTGGTTGGCACTAGTCAAGCACACATTGCGAAAATCGAAGCGGGGCAAGTACGCATTCTGTTGGAGACAGCCAATCGTCTAGCGTCTGCCCTAGAGATCGATGTTTCGCGACTCAGCGAGCTGCTCGACACAGCGGCCGTGAAAAGTTCAGCCAAGGGAACCTGATGCGTTACGCTCACTGTCTATTTTGCGACGACGTCCGCTCGGAAGCGGGGGATAAGTTATCCCTGATGGGCGTTTACGGCGGCGAACTGGTGGCGACCTTGCCCCCAATTGGGTCAGGCAGTCAGTCCTTCCCCGGCGCCTTACTTCCTAAGTTGTGCATCGTTGGCTATGTTTTCACTCCTATCGACCGCCCTTTTGAAAACCTGACTTTCACAATATCCCGTGACAGCACGGTGGTACAGCAGCAGACATTGGACCCTACCGAGCTGCGAAAAATGGCGGAAGCTGTGTCCAAGATGGGCTCCGAAAGCGACCCCATCACGGTGATGAACGTGGTCATCAACGTTGCTTTGTCGCCGTATGTCATCTCTGAACCACACATACTCTCTCTCCGCTTTCAAACAGAGGCTGAAGAATTGATCGCCGGGAAGCTTCGAATCCGTTTGAGCGCCCCTCCAACTTAGGCGAAGGCCTGTCCTTCCACGGTTTTTGGGACGCAAGGCCTGCGCCAGATTGCTAGTAGCTCGGGATGCGGTGGCACACTACAGTCCAGCGTCGCGCAGACCGCGAATGTATCCTTGCAGCCCATTCACCTGGTCGGCCCATCGAGCAGCATCTTTTCCCAGCTGCTCATATCGTCCGACACACGACCCAATAATTCCGATCCAGTCGGGGCCGGTTGCATCAGGTCCGCCGCCGGTGACGGTAGTCTCGGCGCGCCGCTGGGAAAGCTGGCGGAGCAACCCGTCAATGCGGCCACGCTGAGCGGCAACAGTCTTTTCAGCAGCCTCTCGCGCCAGGACGGCGCGGCGGTGTTTGGCATCAGCACGGTCTCTTTCCTCCTGCCAGGCGCGCTCGATGGCAGCCTGACGTTTCTCGATTTCTGCCTGGCGAGCGTCACCGCCGGCCACGTATTGGCTGGCGCCATACCAGCGCACGCCCAGGATGACGACCACTACCAGCGCGGCCCCGATCAGGTACGGCGCGGCAGCGCGCAGCAGCGGGTTCATCGGCCCACCTCGGCCACGGCCAGGGCATAGTTGCGGCCCCACTTGGCGCGCAGCTCCGCGCGCTGGGCCGCGTCGCCGCGCTCGTATGCGCCCGGCCGCCAGGTGCGCAGGTACAGCGCCCACGCGCCCTGCTCATTCCCCACCGAGGGCAGCCGGCCCAGGTCGCTCCACAGCAGCAGGCGCGCCAGCCCGGCCGCCAGAACATCGTCGTTCTCGATGGCATCCCAGATGGCGGCGTCGCGCGCCGGCACACCCCGGGCCCGATAGAGATGCGCGGCCGCGGCGCTGGTTGCGACGTGCAGGCGGACGCCGTGCACCATGCCGCCGCCCTGCTCCGCCTGCCAGAAGCTCTTCGCCGGCCCGGTCGGCCGCGGCGGATTTCCGACGAGCTGGCGGCGATGTTCGAAGCGCGACTCCTGCAGCCCGATGGCCAGCAAAATGATGCGCGCCTCGGGCGTGTCCATTTTGGTGGGCAGCAGCGCCAGCGCCGGATTGATTCCCTTATTGATGATCTCGGATAGGGTCATGGCTTCGGTGTCCTGATGTGCTTGGCCGTCACGGCGGCCACGTAGAAGGCGGCAGAAGCCGCGAGCGCGGCATCGCCAGCGCTGGCCCAACCGGCCACGAAGATTCGACAAGCCGCGCCCGTCGCCGTCAGGCAAATCGCCGACAGCCCGATCCGCTCCAGCGTTGTGTCCTTGATGCCACGGGCAAAGACCGCCAGCGCCGCGCCGCCGGCCACCACCAGCCAGCAGACGAAGGCCAGGACCGCCCACAGCGTGAGAATGATGGTGCTGTCCATGTCACGCCCCTTTGCCGCGAACGCGGTCGATCACGGCCTGCCATAAGGCGCCCACGGGAGCTGCTTGGACGGCCTCCCACGCGCGGGAGACGATGGCCATGCCGAACATTCCAGTCAGAAACCCGGCCAGGCCTTCCGGGATCCCCAGCAGCATCGACAAGTACGGCGATGCGTAATAGGCCACCAGCGAACCACTGGCCGCCATGCTGAGGCGGGCCGGCCAGGAGCCCTGCAGATACCGCATGGACACCGCGGCGCCAAGGATGCCGGCGAATTTTGCCGCGAAGGCGTCGAAGTCTTGGATGTTCAATCGCGTCCCCTATAGACGAAAAAAAGCCCGCTCACGGCGGGCGTGTTATGCGGCGAGGTCAGGTCGTTCCGGCCATGCGAACTCCAACGGAAACCCCGGTTCCTGATCGATCCTGTTGACCGCAACGCGGTATCGCTTCCATGCGACCAGCAGCGCTTCGTCATCCGCCGTGGCCTCCCCTACGTCAACCGTATCTTGCAAGGGTGCGATGCGAATGGCGGCTTGGCTCAAACGGGCGTCACGTTCGGCCAACATCCGGGCGCGCAAGCTCTCCTCGGATTCCGGAGGCGCATCCACCAAAACCGGCAGGCCACCCTCTCCCGGAACGATGAACTTGCCACTCGCTTGTCCATCAAGGAGAGCCTGATACTCTTCCTCGGCCAGTTCCACCCTGTCTTCAGGTATCGCGTCGCCGTGAAAGTCGTCGGAATAGAAACCTCGAGTCGAGGGGCTGTAATACAGCTTCATTTGTCGCTCTCCTTACCAGCCGATTGCTAGAACATTCGCCAGCGCGCCATTGGCAGGGGCGAAGCCCGACCCGTTCCAGCGGTAGGCGGCAATGCCAACGCCCGTCTTCGTTGGGCTGAATGAGCCGTACACGGTGATGTTATCGGTCCACCACTCGACCGAATTGGACTCTCCCACCCAGACCTTGAAGCAGGCATTGGGGAAAGCCTTGGGGAAGACAGCCGTTGCCGCCGCGTTGACGGTAGCCGGCGCGGCCATTTGCTGGATAATCAGACCGCTCGGCAGCTTCTGATAACCATCCGAAGATATGGATGCATTGCCACCACCGAGAAAGGCGGATACCAGCGTAGCCGGCGTCAATGCAACTCCGTTGTTGAGCATGGCAACCGCTTCCGGGATAGTCGCCATTCGCAAGATGCCCGCGACTGCGTCCGTGGCGGTATCGGATGCCCGAATACCCCGTTCCCAATCCTCCGACCACGCTCCAGAGGCATTTCGCGTGCGGGTCAAGATCGTGCCGGATATGAAAGGCACATAAACCTGCGTTTTGATCGGGCCCGCGCTCTGTACAAGCAACGTGCCCGCTCCACCTTCAATCGGATAGTGCAGTGAGCGCTTGGCATAGGCTGAAACGTTCTGCCCATAGAGGCCCGGCGTCACCACACTGTCCAGGTCTTGGTTCTCACCAAGGAAGGCGTCAAATCCGAGTCCAAACGACCCGACCGTCAGCAGTTGGCCCGGGGTAGTATCAGTTTGAGTGGACTGGGTTTTTGATCTTAGGCCCGCCGACGTTATCGCCTTAGAATTGTCGGCGCCGAGAGCGATCTCTTCCGCAGTCGCCAATTTAACGAGGCCGGACACTAACAGCGTGGCGTTGCGTGCGTCCAGGATCGCCTTGACCGCCTGATTAAAGCTTTGCCGATCAAGAGTGCCATCAGCATTACCGATCAGAAACTCGCCGCTACCGATGCTCCCCGTGCCAGTACCGCCGCGCGCGACAGACAGAATCCCCTTAGTGGCATTGGCCATGTCCAGATGCGTCAACGCGTGGAGCAGAACATCCAGCGTGTTGGAATCCACTTCCTGACCAGTCGCGCCGGCGACGGTTTTGATCTGGCTGAAGAGCCATGCCAGCTTTTGATCGGTAAGCTGTTGGATCTTGTTGAACTGTTCTACGGTTGGCGGCAGCGAACCGATGTAGGCCCAGCCGGCCTTGTACTGCGGCAGAGTGATGACGTCGGCGTTACCGCTTTCCGCCCACGGGATTTCGAACAGATCGAAGAAAGTAGGATCAGCCATTTATTGAATCCTTCGCGCCAGCACGCCGACGCCAAAACCAAAGAAGCCCTGCCCGCGGAAGCCGAAGGGCCGGTCCGTCGAGCCGGAAATAATCTGTACGCCCACGCCTGCGGCCTTAGGTACCCACTTGTGGGGATTGGCCATGAGAGGATCGTTCGGCCCCGGAATGCGGCTAACCCAGATCCTGACCTTCGCGTTGCCCGCATCCTGCACAATCACGCGGGAGACGTCGAAAATGGGTTTGAGCGACGCTGAAATCTCTGGCGTCGTGCCGTGTCCATTGTTGAGCGCGATCTTCCAGTACAGGAGCTTTCGGTACTCGGCATCCAACAGTGTCGTGGAGCCGCCGACGGCCCGCTCATTGGCTCGTCGCAGCCGTGCTTCGCCGAAACCACCCACATTGGGCTGCCCGATGAAACCGAAAAAACGGATATAGACCGTGTCGTCGATGATGCGCGGCAACCCGACGATCTCGCCAATGCCGTCCAGCTGCTTGCCGACTGCTGTATCAAGCCAGCGCTGGTCGTACATATCGCGCAGCGCGCCCTGCAAACCCTCGGCGGGCTTGAGCAACGCCTTGACCAGCGCCTGGAGTCTCAGTTTGGCTTGGAACTGCCCCAGCCAATGCCCCCAAGCAATGCCTGCGTGGTCTTGTTGGAGATCCATTAAGTCACCTCGATACGGGAGCGGTCAAACACCGCGACCTGCATATCCAGGATCTCGATGTTGGAGGGCGCGAAATCACCCGGGCCGGGTTGGAACAATGGGTCAGTAGCTGACGCCAGCAGTAGCTCGACGGACGCAATTCCCCGAGTCTGGTAGATCGCACCAAACAGCCGCTGGCGAATCACGTCATCGCCGATGGAAAAGCCTGCGCCCGCGACAGCCAGGTTGGCTGCAATCGTGTCGAATCCGTCTGGCGGAAAGGCCTGTTCAGACGATGGCAACAGCGTGACCACGCAGGAAACCCATACGTACACCCGCTCTGGCCGGTCGAAGCGAATCGGCTGCAACGCCCCCTCTTCGTCCGTTACGACCACCGTCACCGCCCCATGCGTGTCGACCCCCGCGGCCTTGACGCGGAAGATTGCGCTGGCGATCTCATGGTCCAGCCCCCCATCCACCACGATGTGGATGCTGTGTGGAGGACGTCCGGCAGCGTCCACAACATCGGTGTCATTCTGGAAGACGCGCAGCGCCTGCACGCCCGCCACGCGGTCCCGCACATTCGGCGCAATGCTGGGCAGGGTCGCCGCCCCAAGCCGAAACAGGCCAGAGGGGTAGCGCGCGCGCAAGTCTGCATCGTTCTCGGCCAACCGGCCGGCGGTGCCCGCCTGGAGATTTTCCACTCCCTGCCAACCGTCCACGACCGTCACAATGCCGTTGAGATCGCCCGCCGCAGCTACCTCACTCGACGCCACGTCAGAGAGGGCCAAGCCCGGCGAGCCGAGCCGCGCCAGGGCAAAGTTCGCTGTCCATGCAAACGCTGCAGCGACGCGGCCGTCGGTGTGGATGCGCACCGTCGCGCCATCGCTGGACACCGCCAACCCACTGGGCGCAAGCGCCGCGACCATGCCGGCAAGGATTGCCGGCAGGTTTGTGACGGCCGCCGATGTGTATGAGTAGGCTGTACCGTCAACGGTCACCGAGTACAGCGCCCCCGCGTGCACCTCTGGCTGGAGAGTGATATCGGCGGCCGCGCCTGGCAGGATCTGCACCTGGCCGTCCAGCGCCCACAGGTTCTGGCTTACCCGATGGCGAATCAACGCTCCTGCTGGCACCGCAGTGCCGCTGGCGCCGTAGAGCACTACATACGCGCGCGACCGCTCATCGGGCAGCCGCGTGACGCCCGTGAAGGACGCCGACCGGTCCAGTGAGACGCCGATGGCCGAACCGGGATACATGGACAGATACACCCCTTCCGCCTGCTCCCACAAGGCCGCCTCGCGCTCGGCAAAGGTGTCGATAAGCAAGCCCGTGATGCTGTCCGGGCGGGTCTCCACCGACTCGCTGACGCCCGCGGCCAGCAAGCGCGCACGCAGGTCGGCAATGATCTCCTGGCGAATTTCAGGCAGGCGCATGCGCACGAACCCGTCCGGCGTTACACCGTAGGCCATAACTAACCTCTTGAATAAATTGAATTTAGGCGAGCTGCAGGGTTACAACGTCGCTGGCCAAGCCTTCGGTGGTTTCGGCTTCGAAGCTCACCCTCAGCGCGCGCAGCGTTCGCTCAACGTCGAGCGCCAGGCGGCCCACGCGCGTCACGCCCGGCACGCCCAAAATCCGAGATCGCAGGACTGCCTCGATAGCGGAGCGATCCGGGTTTTTGACCAGGACCTCTTCGAAGTAGGGCACCCCGAAGGTCGTGTCTAGGAACCATTCGCCCAAAAAGGCGAGCAAGGTGACCTTGACCTGCTGGCGCACACGGTCCGCCCCGCGGATCATCCGCGTGCGCCCCAACAGGTCCAGGGCAAGATCGCCGTCATTGGCGAGTGCGAGGTCTAAGGCCATTAGTAGGGGTCTCCAACTTCGCCGCCCATGCTGTCGCGGTGGCGGTGGGTGCTGCCAACATTCTTGCCGTCGTGGGTCAGCTGCCCGCCTTCGAACGCCACACCGCCCCGGACACGCATCGATGCTTCACCCTCTCCACCCTCGCCCGCCAGGCCCTGCGTGTAGATGAAGGGGCCGTTGACCGTCACAGGCGAATTGAAGGTGGTCTGATCCGCCTTCACCGTCCATTCCTTGACCAGGAACTCCAGGTTTCCGGCCGGCGACAGCTTCAGCCAAGCCGGCCCGTACTGGATGCTCACGTTCTCGGTATCGGCAGCCACCGTGCCCGGCCGCACGACCGAAGTGGCAAAGGCATCGGACAGATCGAACTGCCGGGGATCATCCGGCGGGCCATCACTGCCTGCCAGCCAGTTCTCCAGGGCCCGCGCCGAAAAAGACAGCTTGATCGGATCACCGGCCTTGAGCGGCACGGAGATCAGCGCCTGGGCGCCGTTCACGTCGCCCACGGGCCAGCAGACCGGCACACGGACAATCTGAGGGGCGCGCAGCACTTCGCCATTGGCCAGACGCTTGGCCAGCGCTGGCCGCGCCGTGACGGACGTCCCGTCATAGGAGACCACCACGCCCGGGAGCGTCGTGTAAACCTCGGCCAGCTCGCCAGCGATCAGCGCGCGAAGCGCAGAGACCGGATTCTGATTCATGGCTTGTCCTTCTTCTTGGGCGGCGCGTATCTGTCGACAAGCTCAAGCTCGGTTTGCCAGTCGCCGCCAGCACTGTCACCCGTGCTGCGCAACGCCTCTATGCGCAGAAATGCTTCAACCGTCCGGCTTTCGAGTTTGACCAGGTCGCCGGGGCTCAACGTGGGCAGCAGGAGGGACGTGACCCGCCAGCCGTCACGCTGCTGCCGCGCGCTTACGATGTTCACGTCGTCGCCAGTCGCCTTGTCCTTGACCTTGGCCTTTTCCCTGGCCGCTTCGCGGGTGCGCTCTGGATACCCGAGCAACCCGGTGTCCGCGGCCAGCACCACGGCTTGCCTGCGTGTCGTGCCCTTGCGCGCGACGACCTGCAATTGTTGGTTCTGGATTGACCACTCCAGGCCCGTCCCCTGGGTCACCTTGTGCAGCGCTGTACGCGCGGCGCCATAGAACGAAAACCCCTGCTGCCAGCGCCGGTCCGGCACATCGTCGGCCATGATCAAGGGCAGGCCCATTTGCCGTGCTATGTCGCGAATGATGGTCGAGGCCTGGGCGCCCGGGCCGAGGCCGATAGAAACTGCCGTATCCCGAACCTCCGCGTAGCCGTCCTTGACGATAAGCTCCGTCACCACATCGGGCTGCTCGAACATCGTATAGGCGAAGACCACGCTTCCGGCGGCCATCAGAAGCGGGCCGCCCTCCTCGGCGTACCCGGCGTACAGCACGCACATAAGTCCAGGCTCTTCCAAGGCACGGCGCGTGGCCTCGGCCAAGTTGTAGACCCGGATCACATGCTCGTTCGGCTCCTCCGCGGCGTCTTTAGCGACGTCGAACGTGATGCGCATGGGCTGGACGATCTCCACGCCCTTCTGGTTCGGTTTGCCCACCAGCAGCCGATATACCCGGTCAAACCGTGCCATCCGCAATCTCCGCTGATTCAACGTAGACAAGCGCCACCTGACCGGCCGGTAGAGCTTCGCGGCTGATAGCGTTGCGCCGGTCCCGCGCCAGCGCGACCAGCTCGCCAGGTGGCACTGGCAAATGCCGGTACCGGGCGAGGAGCGGCGTATCCGGCACCATGCCGATGCCCGCAACGATGACCTCGTTGTAGGCGTTCTCGATCGAGAGCGTCCACAGCTCAGCCTCGCTGTTCCAGGCCAAGTGCAAAAAGTAGGTGATGCCCTCCAGCTCGATCTCGGTGAGGGTGTCGTTGGCGTCCAGGATTGGAATTTCTATCATTTTCCCCACTCGATGTTCTTACTTGCTTGCGTGCGTCGCCTTTCGCTAACCTCGGTGCCGCTCGTCTTTCCGGCATTTGTCTTGGTGCTTCCCGCCTTTCCAGTCGCACTGCCGCTGGTTTTCTCCGGCGGTATGTCGGCTTGCCGCAGGGTGACCTTTCGGATCTTTCTGAACTCAGCGGTGATGGCGAACTTGTCGCCGCCATCGCTGTTGCGCCCGATTGAGCAACGGGTCATGGCAAAGTCCACATAGACGTCCAGGCCGGTGGTGATGGTGATGGGCAGGCGGTCCGCATGAATCGTGCGCAGTGCCGCCTTGGCGCTGATCAGCTTCTGGCGCCCGGCGCCCAGCGAAGTGGGCCCGCCGGCTGGGCCCCTCCCCAGTCCGCCCAGCAAAGTCGCCTCCGCAGCGGTCACCCAGCCGTCCAAGGCCAGGCGCTCGGAATCCTGCACGATGTGATCCGTCACAGGCGGGCCGTCCTCCACCGCGTAGCTGGTAGCTTGGCTTTCCAGCTCGGTCGTTTCGCTTATGAGCGCATCGAGGGGATGACGCCAATGCTGCTGCCGCCTCCCCACCCGAAAACCAAAGAAACAAAGCTCATCCCTTACCCCTTTACGGTGGAACCTCGACCCCGGCAGGGGCGCCAAAGATCCTTGAGATGCGATCAATACTGCGGCTCTGCGTGCGTTCGATACCTTGTCGCGTTGCAACTGCAACGGCCTTAGGATCCCCGCCGGGAGCATTGACGTTGATCTCGTTGTGAATCTCAACTGACGCCGCGCCGGAGTTACCGCTGCCAACACCGACAGCGGCACCGGGAGACACCATGGGTACGCCCCCGCCCCGCCACGAAGGCCTGCCACTGTTCCTGCCTGCCCAAGGCACCGCTGGGCGCAGTCATGAGCGCTTTCTGCTCATCGGTCAACATCTGGCCGGGAAGCAGCTCCTTCAACCACTTTGCAGCGGCCTCGACCTTGTCGGTGATCCACTTCTGAATAGCACCGCCAATCTCCTGGATCTTTGCGATCATTCGCCCGCCAATGTCCTCGAAGAAGCCCAGAAGGCCGTCCAGCGCCTCCTTGCCCTTCTTCTTGAACTCGTCCCAGGTTTCGCCGAAGAACTTGCTGATGCTGTCCCAGTTCTGCCAGATCAAGAGCAGGCCCGCCAGCACGAGGCCGATGATGCGTCCGAGAGGATGGGCAGCGAAGGCGGCCCACAGCATGGGAACAACCCTGGTAGCCAGGAACACCAGTAGCCCCCGAATGGGGCTGAGGATCTTCCAGAGGCCGAACACCAAAACGCTGATGGTTCCCCACTTCAAGATCCAGGGGCCAAGCTCCTTGCCGGCCCCGCCGAGTGCGTCCTTGATCCATACCAAGACAGAGCGGACAGCGTCAATTTCTTCCTTCCATTCCTCGGAACGCCCGATCAAGCCACCCAACACCGAAATGTCGCCTCGCATCCAGCCTACGATGTCGTCGCCGATCAGATAAATCGCAGTCAGCACGGCCGCCATGCGCAACAGTGGCGCCAGAGTGCGCGTCCAGAGCGTCAGCATGCGCAGCGCCCCGGCCGGACCGCGCCGAAGCGCCATAGCGCTATCCAGACCAATGGCCGTTCGGGTCGCCGTGATCATGGACCGGATCAGGCCACCAGATTGGACCGTCGCCAGCGCCATCCAGTTGCGCAGACGAAGAAGACCCCAGGCACCACCCGTGAGCGCCAGAAGCTTGATCACCAGCCCGAGGTTATCGGCCAATGTCTCGATCGATTTAGTCACCCCGCCGACGGCGGCCCGCCCAAGTTGCATTTGTCCGAAGAAGCGCTGGAAGGCGTCACCCCACACCGTCATAGCGTCGGCGATAGTGACCGGCATGGCCTCAGCCTCGACTCGCATCTTGGCGAGCTGGGACTGAAGCGCGGGCAAAAACTGGTCAGTCGTTACCTTGCCCGCCTTCACCTGCTCCAGCAGCTTGTCAGTAGTGGTCCGAAGACCATCCGCCAGCGCCACCTGCAGGCGGGGAGCCGCGCGCATCAACGTCGCGTACTGCTCCATGCCCAGCTTGCCCTGCATGACGGCGGCGGTCAGGGCGGAAATGACCGATTCCTGATCCTGGGCCTTGGTGCTGGACAGCGCCATGCCTAGCGAGAGGCCCTCTGTCACATCGACGGTGTCCTGGGTCGTCTTTCCCAGATCTGCCATCGTGCGGCGCGTGCGGACGAACAGCTCGGCGTTGTCCGCGTATGCCTTGTACGTCAGCCGCGAAATCCGCGCCAAATCCTTATCCACCTCGCCGTATTCTTGAGCTGAGGCCGTCGCCTGACGCATGCGGGCTTCCAGCTGGCCCCAGGCGTCGATGTCGCGCGAGATCCGGCTGAGGATAGAAACGCCGAAGACGGCCCCCAGAATGCCACGCAACCCGCTGAACGCCCCGGCCTGCTCCCTGGCCAGGCGCGCACCGCGCACGATGTTCCGGTTGAAGCCCTCCTGCGCGCGCCGCGCGTCCTGGATGGCCAGGCGGGCGCCCTCCCACGCGCCAATCCCGGCCTCGCGCACGGCGGCCAGGCCAACTCGCGCGCGCGCCATGAGCGCGCCGTATGCGGCTTGAACCTGGCCGATCCGCGCGCGGCTCTCGGCGACATCGACCGGGAAAGCCGCAGGCCGCCCGAGGCCCGCCATCGAGGCGCGCGCCACCGCGCGCTGCGGCACGAGCGGGCCGGCGGGAGCCGCGGCCGCCGGCGTGACAGGCGGGAATGCCGAGCCAGTCAATGCCTGGCGCATGGTCTGCACGGTCTTCGCGCTGGCCTTTTGCAGGGAGTCCTGGGCTGCCCGGTAGGTCTCCTGGTACTTCTTCAGCCCAGACTCATCCACCTGATACCGCAGGAGGGTAACAAGCTCTCGAATTACGCTCATTGTGTTTTCCTACTTGCGTGCGCCCTCGCGGCGCCTTGGGCGTCCATCAGCGCGTTCAGTTTCATGAGGTCGAGCAGATCAACCTCACTGCGGCGGATCGCGTCCAGGCTCACGTGGCCGGCCAGCACCGGCCGCCAGATGATCAGCTCTTGCTCGAAGGCGGGGTCAAACTGGCCGACAGATTCCCCAGTTTCTCGCGGACCGGACCAAAGCGGCCGGCCCATTGCACGAAAGGGCCGGCAAAGTTGTGGCGGAGGATGTGGAACAGCAACTCGAGGATCTGGGAGAAGTCCTCGAAGGCCAGGCCCCGATGGGCCGGAGTGAGTTTCTGCGGATCTCGACCGGGCAGCTCGAAGCTCACCAGTTCGGGATCGATCAGTTCGTCGCTCCATTTTTTGAGGGCGGCACCACCCAACCGCGCCGAAAGGTCTTGCAGTGCCAGGCGCATCGCCTGTTCGTCGCGCCCCAGCGCAGCCGGGTCCGCGCTGAACACCGCCGACAACAGCGAACCTGCCGCCGGCAGGATTTCCTTCTGCAGGTCGCCCAGCAGCTCCATCTGACGGAAGGCTTCGAATTTCGCGATGTGGAAGGTCGTGGTGCCAATCACCACCGAGATGTTGCGGCTCATCAGCTGTTGCCTCCGATGACGTTAATGGACGGGCCGGTCTCGATGACCCACTCCCGATTGCCCGATTTCGCGGCATAGCCGGCATCCGGCATCTTGACGATCCAGGCGGAATCAGCCGCATGCAGCGACTTCCCGCGCAGATCGGTCACCGCCACCGGCAGAGCGCCCTGGCCGTCCGAAGCTTTGTCGGCCTGGTGCATTGCCGTCAGCAGCGCATTGCTGGCGCTGGTCTGCAGCAGCGTCACGGTGATTCGCAGGCGCGAGTCACGCGACATGGAGCGCGCGACCTCGCCGTCGGCGCCGGAAACGGAAGTGATGCCCTCGCCGATTTCGGCAACCGTCACGAAGGTGTCTTCGGCCAGGCCGCTCAGGGCAACGGCGCCCATCACGATCTTGATCTGGCCGGGTGCGTAAGTTTTTGCGGACATGGTCGCCCCGTTAGATTTGTTGATAGGTCAGGTTGCCCTTGATCTCGGCAACATGGATGGCGCCGGCCAGGCGCGCGCTGAATTTCAGATCACGCAGAATGCGGTTGGCCTTGTCGTTGGCGGGAATGTCCATGGACCGCGGTGCGGTGATTACAAAGCCCGGGATGCGGTTGCCGGCGCCGTCGATTTCGTCCGGGGCGATCAGCCCGCGCGCCTGGCCAAGCAGCAGCGCTTGCCGCAGGCCGTTGACGATGATCTGGATGCCGTCGTCGGTAAACGGCACCTTGCCGTTGGCGTTGATCAGCTGCGTGGCAACGTTGATCTTCACCTGCTCGGCCAACCAGTCACGGCCGCGGATCACGTCGATCCACTCGCCCGCGGCCACCTTGCCGTTCTGCGTGATGGCGAAATTGCGCATCTGCTCGAACGTGTTGGCGTTCTTGGCGTGCGCCGCCAGCGCCTGGCCCTCCGCCAGGTTGTCATAGGTGATGCCGGACAGGCGGGTGTTCGCCCAGGTTTCGCCGCCGGGATAGTAGGTGAAGCGGTTCGCCGTCACGGCCGCTTCCAGCGCTTCGCTGGCCGCCATACCATGGAACCAGACGTGCGTGCGGAAGTACTGCTTCTGCTGGCACTTGGAGGCCAGGTCCGTGTCGACCGCGGCATCGATGATGCCGGCCTGTGCGCTGGAGACCCCGAACAGGCAGCCATTGGATTCCACCCATTCCGCCGCATCCAGGATGTCCGCTTCCAGGCGGCTGGCCAGCGCCACGCCGTACCAGTCCGCATTTTCCCGGCGGCACGCGCTGAGCGCCGTCGTGGGCGTCTCGGTGCTCGTCGGAATCGCGACCGACAGGTTGCCCTTGACGCTCACAGCCACCGCGGTGCCAGCCTCGTCCGCCGTGATCGACACCTCGGCGGCGACCGCCGTAGCGGTGACCGGCGCGGCGGTCGCAGTGATCGCGGCGACCAGACCGGCCGCAATGGTGGTGGGCGTGCTGTCAGCCAAGCCCGTAAACGTCGCGTCTGCAGACTGCACGCTGCCATCGGCCGCGCGCCACTGCATGGTGATCTTGTAGACCGCCGGGCTGGCGCGCGTGACCGTGACCCGCGAAGTGTCCACCAGGCGGCGGCCCACAAAGACGCGCTGCACGGTCGGGATCTGCTTGAAGGCGTCCCGGACCGCGATGTAGAGCGGGTCGGCCTGGCTGATTCCCAGGTCCAGCAGCTCGGACGCTTCCGTCACCACCAGGATGCGGTTGACGGCCGCGGCGTGGGCGCCAAGCACCAGCACATCGGAGAAATTCTGCTCCTTGATGGCCGTCGTGTTCAGAGAGATCGCCACGTTGACGATACGGTCGATATTCGCCATATACGGCTCCAATAAAAATGCCGCATAGCGGCCGCGGGAAACAAAAAAAGCCCGGCTCGAGGCCGGGTCAATGAAGTTGAAGCGAGGGTTGAAGTTCGCTCTCAAGGAGCTCACGCCGCCGGCGGAATTCGGGAATGGCGCGCTTGCGCTCCAACATCAGGCGCGCGCCAAATGAGGCTCGGACCTGGGTCGAGACTTCTTCGGCGACCAGGGCCTGCAATTGCTGGTACAGGCTCATGGCGCTGAACTGTAGGGAGTCGTATGCTCGAATCACCTGTAGGTTGAATGCCGGGCTGATCCACATCGCGTAGGCATAAACCAGTTCCTTGCAGACGTAAGTGCCGTTATTGAAACCGTCGTTCACCTTGGCTACAGGGGCCTGCGCGAAATCGCGCACCCCCTCCTTCCTCAGCTCGGCGACCAAGCCCTTGAACTGATCCGTCCGCGCGAACTGGCCCGGCCGGTGCTTACTTTGACCTCCGGCCGCGCGGTGCAGGTCGTTCAGACAAAAGCGCCCCGCAGCATCCTGACGGATGGCAGTTTTCGAGATAACGAGAGATTTCATGCCCCCTCCCTGTTCGCCCCTGGAATTAGGATGGCCGCAACAACGCCCCAGGGAAGGAAAGGCGTGTTCGGTTGCGCTACCTAGCTGCGGCCAGAACAAAAAAGCCGCCTGCTGGCGGCCGAGCGGCGATTGCGCGACGCGACTGCTACGGCGCAGGCGCGAAAGTCGCCGTGAATGGCGTTTCTATGGCGGGCGTCAGCCCGCCCGTGGTAGTGGCGGTGCCCGTCACTGTCTCGATGACTCCAACCTGCTCGTAATGGGCTCGCATGTACCTGATTCCCAGCTCCAGCACGCCGCGACGCTCGAAACGCGCGGCGTCGCGCATGACCGGGATATTCTGCAAGCGCCCGATCTCGAATAGCGCCAGGCCCAGGGCCTCGGCGCGCTCCTCATAGAGCGGGTGCCGCAACTTCAAGGCCAGGTCGTCCAGCTCGTCGTAGGCCCCGGCGCCGAAGCTCTGCAGCTCAACTGTCGCGTCGTCGTGCTGGTGCACGGACTGCGCGCCGTCGTCGTCGACGCGGCCAACTTCGGCACCGCTGATCTTCGCCCAGCGCACGGCCATGGCGATATAGGGCGTCATCGGCCGCTTGCCATTTTCGTTGGCAAAGATCACCGGCGTCGCGCCCGCCGCGGCCTCAATCAGCTCAAAAATGCGGTCTTCAGGTGCCATGGTGATCCTTATAATTCGTTGCGCATCGATGGGGCTATCGGCCATTCAGCGCTTGCGCGCGCGCCGACTCGATGCCGCCCTACCCGGTGGCCTGGAATGCCCAGCCGGGCCTGGGGAGTCCTCCCGGACGTTTTGCCCGTCCGGCCCGGTCCAGGCTGCCGGATCCTTGGGCTACTGCATTTCATCGGCGGCAAGCAGCACCGCGAGATACCGAAAATGGGGAATCACTCCTGACTGCCAGGGGGAAACGCCCACCAGCAGGTATTCCCCGGCCAGCGGCCCGACGCCCCAGACCAGGCGATCGCCATTGGTCCAGTCCTGCCCGGCGACGACCAGGTCGGCACTGGTGTAGATCCGCACCGCCGCGCGGACACGGCGCCCTTCCGGGTGCACCTGAAGCTGGTCGTAGTCGCCTGCCTTGGCGGGTTGGACGGAAGCCTGGATCGTCTTGTCCGGGCCCGGCTCGCCCTCGACCCAATGGCCGCGCTCACGATGGCCGGCAAGCCGCGTCCGAACTGTTTGCGGTCGTCGAAAGCTCATGGCCTACACCTTCTCGTAGCGAATGGCGCCCACCATCAGGCCATCGTCAATAAGCGGCACGTCGCTGCCCTTCTTCTTGACCGTGGCGGGCGCATTCGGCTCGGCCCACTTCTTGGACTGCTGCACGTGAGCCTTCTGGTGCTTTTCGGCGAAAGTGCCCAGCTGGTCCAGTGCGGTGTCCACCGGCATGTTTCCATCCTGGACCGCCGCAGCCATGCGATCCATGGCCTGGCCGAGCACGTCGCCGTTTTTCTCGGCGAAGTCCCGGACGAACGGCCGCGCCGGGATGTGTTCGGTGCCGAATTCGTTGTGTATGGCGATATCCAGCAGATCCGCGCCTGATTGCGGGTCCTTGCCTGCACCGGCCTGGATCCCGACCTTGACGCCCCGGCCATTGATCGCCCTGGCCAAGCGCACATGCTCATCCAGACCCTTGTCTATCGATTTAACAGACACGCGGCGTACTCCTCACTGTGATGGCGCCAACACGGCAAACGCGCGCCAGACGCTCGTACTGCCCGTAGAAGCCCGCCGGATCGTCCGCGCCCTCCACCTTGCCGTAGGTACGCTGGAGGTCACCCTCCTTCTCGCTGACCACCCCCGGCCGCGCCAGAACGCCGTCCGCCTCCGCGGCGCGCTGCTGCTTGATCCCATACAGCAGCCAGGCCGCGTACCAGAGCTGCGCCTCGTCCTGCTTGTTCTCTGGCAAACAGGCGGGCCGGTACCCGGCCGCCATGGCCAGCGCCCGCTCCTTGTCCGGAGTCGCCATGGAGGCCACCGCCGGCGCCAGGAAGTCCAGATCGTCGACAGTGGCTGCCATGTTTACTGCTCCGAGGTGCCGTCGCCGCTCTGGTCGGCGGGGCTGGCCTTCAGGGCTTCGTACAGCCCTTGCAGCTCAGCCTTGTTCGCAGCGGCGTCATATTGCGCGCCCTGCTCATCCAGCCAAGCCTTCAGCTCCTTGACCGTGGAAGGCTCCTTGACAACGCCCGAGCTGTCGCCGGCTCCGCCGCGCTTCTTCGAAGCCTCGGACTCGACCGGAGCCTCCGTTTCGACCAGGAGGCCGCGGTCGATCAGGTCCTTCACACCGCGGACCTCGGCATCCACCGCTGCCGCCCTCGTCGGCGCGATCACGGTGTGGCCGCCGATGTTGATGACGGCCTTGGTGGTGTTGATGAAATAGCGCATCAGATTTCCCCCTTCGCCAGGGACAGCGGGTAGTAAACGACCACCCCGCCGGCACGCGCCAGGCAGGGAACCACCAGTTCAAGGCCGCGCGCCTGCGCCGCCAGCTGGTTGAACGGCATGGGCAGCTCCATGGCGAGGTTTTCGTCGCTGTACTCGTAGGCCAGGATCAGATCCTTGCCGCCGGCGCCGGCGCCCTTGAATTCGGCAGCGCCCATGATCTGCAGGCCCGGGTGCTTGTCCTGGAAGAACTGACCCACGGTCTTGCCGTTGGCGTCGGGAACCCGGCGCGAGAAGATCTTGCTGCGCTGTTCGGTCGGCATGACGATGCGAGTCGGCGTGTGCACGTTCTTGGACTGGTTGACCACCGCGTCGTAGATCATGTCCAGGTCGGACAGGATCTGATCGGCCGTCGTGGTCGGATTCAGCCAGTCGCCGTGCAGTCCCACCACCAGCGGCACGTTGGGGTGGTTCACCAGGCCGTACAGGCCGAATTTCGTGTCGCCGATCAGCGCCATCTGGTTCAGCTTGATCTCGACCGCCTTGCGAGCCGCCATCGACTTGCGCGTGGGCAGGTCGGTACGGTTGGCCGCCGCCGCCCGCAGCTCCATCACGCTGTAGCCGTAGGAGTCGCCGATGTTCTTGATCTGGGCGACCTTTTCCTCGCCCTTGACATCGGCGCGCGGCAGATTGTCGGCATAGTTCGCCACAATCGTTGCCATGCCGACTTCGTCGTACATGAAGTACGTGAAGGTTTCGGCCCATTCGGGCACTTCGGTGGAGATCGGCACCAGCTGCAGGCCGATCATCGGCGCCAGCTTCTTGTCATAGGTGCGCGTCTTGACGTAGTCCAGCTGGCGCGCGGTGTAGAGGCCTTCGTCCTCACGCATGCCGGCCAGCGCCACGACGATAGTTTTGACGGCCGGCAGGTCGGCCTCGTCGTAATGCTCGTGTTTGTCCATGGTGTTCCCAATGAAAAAGGCCCCTTTCGGGGCCTTGGGTTGTTCTTGAGGGGGTGCTGGGCGTCAGGGAGCCGCGGGAGCTACAGCGAACGGCGCGTGCAGTTCGATCAGCGCGATCTTGCCGCCGGCCACGTCGACCACGCCGGAGCGGAAAACGGCATTCGGCACCGCAGTGGCGCCGGCGTCCGACACCGTGCCGTCAGCCGCGCACTTCACCGGGCCGTCCTTGGTGACGGCGCCGCCGCTGGTGACCTTCGCCCAGCCCCGGCGCACGCGCAGCACGCTGACAGCGTCGAACTCGCAATAGCCACCATCCCGGGGAATGGTGTGGGTATGCAGCGCCAGGCCGCGGATGCGCGAACCCGGGCCGGCGACGATGCGCTCGCCCGTGGTGTCGCCCACGATCACGCCCGGCGAGATGTTGCCGGCGGCGGCGCAGGTCTCGACGTCGTCGTAGCCCAGGTCCGCCTTCATGCCGGCGTAGGCAACGTCCATGCGGTCGTCATAAACGGGGGGCATTATTCGCCTCCTTTCTTCAGGTTCGAGAGATAGGCACCACGCGCTGCGCGTGCCGACGTGGGCTGCTGGATGCCATCCGCACGCTGTTGGCCGTTGGGCGGCTTCTGATCGCCGCCCAGCTCGCGGCGCTGGTTCGCGACGGCATCCTGGCGGGCCTGGGCGTCGGTGACGGCCAGGTCAAAGGCCGCTTCCACATAGCCGTCGGACTTGCCAGCCAGGTCGAAGGAATCGCCGCGGATGGCCTTGATGACGCCTTCGCGCAGCTCGCGGTCGGCGGTGTCAGCCTTGAAATCCACCTTGTGCTGAGTGGCGGTGGCTTCCAGCTTCACGCGCGCCAAAGCGGCGCCCTGCGCATCCTCGCGGGCCTTGGCGATGCCAGCCTCGGCCTTGTCGGCGCGCGACTTTTCGCTGTCCGCCCGCGCCGCTTCGGTGTCCACCTTGGCGGTGGCGGCCTTCAGCTCGGTGCGCAGGCGGTTCAACTCCTGCTCGACTTCCGGCGCGGCGTCATACGACAGGCCGGAATCGAGGCGGATCTTGACCATGGTCATGTCAGTTTCCTCTTCGGTTTTCGTTACGGCGTCTGCCGCGTCAAGGTTGAGCCGCGCGTTGCCGGCGCGACCACGTTTCACCACTGCCAGGTGGTTGTATCGGATGTTTCGCTGGACGGCGTCGTAGCGCTCGCCCTCAGGTGAGACGCCCGGCGTTTCATCCAGCTCGAGCTCGTAGCCCAACGACAATTCCTTGTTGCCGGCGTCGACGGGGCCTGTGTCGAAGATGTGAATGTCTCCGACCATGTCCTGGCCATCCTGGCGCCCAGCGGACAGCGCGGTACCGACCATGTGCTGGCGCACGTTCTTGGCCGTGACCTTTCCGGGGTGGCCGTCCGTGATCGGCTTGCCCCGCAGGCTGTTCATGGAATCGGCGCTGAATACTTCTTCCGGGGGCCGGTACTCGCGCCGGACCTTCCCCGCGCCGTCCCGGTACTCGAAAACGCCCGTGCGGGTCAGCACCGGCGTGTCGACGAGGTAGCCCTCGTCCGTCCGGGTCGCCTTCAACGGCGCCCGGTCATATCGCATAACCATGGTTCTATCCTCAGTGGACTATCAGAGCGTCCAGGTCATCGAGCGCCGGTAGGACAGCCTCGGCCCAGCACCGGCAACGGATCGGCTTACCGGGGTGGCCGTCGGCCGGAGGGCTATCCCATTCGAACTCCTGCCCCTCGCGCGCAACGTGTTCGTCGCGCTCGCGCTCATCCATCACGCCGCGCCATCTGTACTTCTTGACGCCGATGTTGGTTTGCCGGTACTCGGTCAGGTCGCCGTTCAACTTGCCGATCTGGTCGCGGGCGATCAGCTCGGCCCGCTTGCGTGGCAGGTCGTAGGTCTCCCGGATCTGCGTCGTCATGTCGCGCAGGGACGTACCCTGGCGCACCGCCGCCACCACGCGCCCGTGGAGCGTGTTCAGGTACTGCTCCGGGATCGACTTGATGAGGCCGACGTTTTCGGCTTCCCAGGGGCGCAGCATCCTGGCCAGGCCGGGCTCGGCCTTGAACACATCGACGCCGTAGGCCCGGCGCAGCATGCGGTGATACTGCTCCCGGTTGTACCTCTCCACCCGCTGGGCCACCATCGCGGCCAGCCCCTGGGCCTTCCCATCTTCCACCGTGGCGGCACCTAAGGCTTCCATGAACGCCCGGCGCAGCGATTCGAACCAGCCGTCGTCGCCGGCGGGTGTGTTGCGCAGGTCATCCTGGCGTAGCACGCGCGGCAGCTCGGGAAGCACATAGCGCTCGACGGCCAGAATGGCCGCCTCCGCCTGCGTGCGCAGCGCGCGCAGATATTCGCGCTCGTCGCCCAGGGGATAGCGCCATTGCTTAAGTGGCCGCGGCGTACGACTTCGCCGACTGGCCGATGGCGTCGGGGGGTGAGGCCATAGAGCCCTTCCTGTTTCATGTAGTCGAATGCCTGGTCCTGGCTGAGGCCGTTGTCCACCGCCGCGCTCAGCGCTTCCATTTCGCGAGCCTGGGCTTCGGCGTTGGCCTTTCTGACCTCAGCGCTTTCCTTCGCCGTGGCGGGCTTGAGCGCCGGCCAGGTGATGGACCAGGCCTCCCCTCGCGCCTCGCCGCCGGCAGCCAAGGTGCGTTGCGCGCGGATCAGCGACACCAGGCGCTCCAGCGCGGGATTGACCTTCACCTCACGCCCCATGGCCACGGTGTTGTAAAGGGCTTCCAGATCACCGTCGCCGGTGGCGTTCAGCCCGGCAGCCGACCGCCCGAAAAGCTGGGTCACGGGGATCCCGGTTTCCGCGGCGAGCGCAATCTGGAACTCCGCCAGGGTATCCTTGACGCCGCCCATGTCGGAACTGAGGATCTGATAGTCGTCCTCGGAGTCCACCGCGACGCCGTTGAGGGCGTTGCGCACGGAATCGGCCATTTCCACCCGCTTTCGGATGACGTGCTCAAGCTGGGCCTGGATCGCCTCGGCCAGGCCCTTCATCTTGTGCACGGCCTGCTGCTTTTTCTCCAGCAGACACAGCGCCCAGCGCAAGCCTTCGCCGTAGCGCCGGATGGCACGGAACGCGCGGCTCACCGCCGGCCGCCCAGCCCAAGGAATGCCCTTGCGATTGAGCTTCGCCGGCAGCGGATCACCCGGAATCTCGATCAGCCGGCTTTCGTGCACGAAGAACTCGGCCGCGACAGCCCCTGGCGTCTGCGTCCGCACGCGGTAGACCTCGGGCATGCCGAAATTGGCCTCGTTCGGATCCGCGTACCGCCTATCCGTGGCCGACACGTCGTCCAGTGTGAACACCTTCAGCTCCTCGATCCGGTCCAGGCCGTCGAGGTTCAGGGGCTCGCGCAGCGCACGCCCGTCCTTTGCGATGACGACAATCGCGCCGCCGCCAGTCAGGCGCGCCCAGCGCCAGGCATCGGCGAGCGCCGGCAGCGCCTTCAGGCGGTCCAACTCGCCCCGCACGCGGTCATCGCCTGTAATCTCCACGCCGCGCGACACCGCCGTGTCCGGGATCATGTCCACCACGCGCGCCGGCAGGCCGCCCTCGGCATACATAGCCAGGTCGTCCAACGCGCCGAGGCCGGCCGAAGCCGCGTCGAGCATGGCCGGGCCCAGCACCGCGCTCAGGTAGCCGTCTTGGTTCATCATGTGCTTGCCAGCGCCTGGAAGCGCCCTAGGTTGCTGCCCGCCGTGGCGAGCATGTCGTTGATGGCATCGACCATCGGGTCGACCTGGTCGTCGTGCGCGTGCGTGTCGTCCGCCGTAAAGGCCTCGCACTCGGCCACGAAATCGGCCACCCAGGGGGCCTCCTCCGGGAGACAGACAAGGCCGGCCTCCAGGTAGCTCTGCACGTCCATGAGCCGGGTAAGCTTGTCCCGATCGCGCTCCACGCCCTTGACGGGGATCTTGCCGTCGGCACCAATGTCCTGGATGAGGCCGGTACCGCTGGACTTGTCCTCGATGAGGAGCTGGCGCAGCGGCGCCGACAGCTTCGGGTTGAACGGCTTGTTCTTGACCCAAAAGTCCACGGCGCGCCGTTTGAGCTCTGGCGCCTGCCATTTCCCGCGCAGCAGGTCCAGCAGGTAGATCTTGCCGTCGTCGCCCAGGCCCCAGCATTCGAAAACGCTGTAGTCGTTGCGCTCGGCCGTTTTCTGGGCCGTGTCGGCGAACACCTTGCGCGAGACGATCCGCGGCGGCACGACATAGCGCCCGAACCAGGCGCCCTGAATCAGATCACCGCCCAGCGGCGCCGGGCGCTGCTGATACTGCGCCGAGAAGACGTAGCGGCTGATGCGCGCGCCTTCCTTGTCGGCGCCCGCGCCCGCCTCCATCGCGAGCAGCTCGGCCAGCGGCTCCTTGTAGGGCCAGTAGCTGAACCGCCCCTTGTCATCCCGGACGCTGCTGTCGACCTTCGCCTGCAGCTCGGCCGGCAAGCCGGCCACATACGCGTCGTCGATCAGCGCCGGGATGACGACCTGTTCCCAGTCCGGACCGAGGTTGCCCGCCTCAATGAAGCCGGTGACATCCTCCTGCGCCAGGCGCTGCATGATCACGATGATCGGCGTGTCGGGGTTCGCCCGACGGCTTTTCACCGTTGCGATCAGATCGCGGTTCGCCTTGGCCCGGCGCGGCTTGCTGTAGGCATCGCCGACCTTGAGCGGGTCGTCGATGACGATGGCGCCCTGCCAGCCTTCCGCCATGTGGCCGGCGCGAAAGCCCGTGATCTGGCCGCCCAGCGACACCGCGTAGACGCCGCCGGCCTTCCGGCCGTTGACCTCGATGTTCCAGCGCTTCTTGCTCTTCGCATCTGCTGCAACCTTCAGCGGCCACAGTTCTTGGAACTCCTCCGACTGAACCAGCTCCTTGGCCGTCTGCGAGTTCAGCAGCGCCAGGTCGTCGGAGTAGCTGATGTGCAGGAACCGGGCGCGCGGATTCAGCGCCAGGCCGCGGGCCATCAGGTTAATGGCGACCAGCTCGGTCTTCGACGAGCCCGGGGGCACGTTGATGACCAGATTCTTGATGCGGCCGTCGATGACGGCCTGCACCTTCTCGGCGATCAGTTCATGGTGCCAGTTGACCCGGAACTTGATAGCCTGGCGGTGCTTAAAAAAATACCGGCTGAAGAACAGGTGATCCTGCTCGCACATGGCCTTAGCCGTGGCGCGCAGGACAGCGGGGTCAATAGTCGCCGTTGAGCTTGGCGACGGCGGCGGCGACTTCTTTTCCATCGACCACCACCGTTCTCTGTTCTATCGGGCCGCCGCCGGCGCCCGTGTGCTCCCGTTTGTTCGTGAACGCGCCGCCCACCTCCTTGGCGGCCTGCTCCAGCACGCCGGCTGCGCCGACGACATTCCCTCGGCTGATGTGCCGCTCGTAGATCTTGCCCAGGGCGCGAAGCCGGAAAGCCTGGTCGGCGATCGGGATCTCGGCGACCTCCTCCCGGAAGCGCTTGCGCGTGGCGTCGAACAGCTCCCGCCACTTCTTGGCCAGGCCCTGCCCGGCAACCTTGGTGGGGTCGTACTGCGCCACCTGAGTGCGGTGCACGTCCAGACCGTATTCCTCCTTGAAGGCCTCCGCCACCTGGCTGGGGGTATCCCAGCAGGCCAGCGCCTGCACAATGAAAGTCTTGTGCGCTTCGGTGAGCTTTGCCATAGGATCTTACGAAGAATCGTGTTACACAGCACCATCCAGAGCCCGGTGGAGCATGTCGTGAGTCGCCCAACTTTTCTACACAATTCCTTCCTATGCCCGCATTGCGGAGCTCTCGCCCAAATGCAGTGGCACAGGTTGCAAGTTCTTGAGCGACAGCTGCGGGACACGGCATACTACCGAGCGAAATGCCAGGCTTGCCAGCAAGATTCACTCTGGGAACAGGAGCCGGGGCAGTCCAGGCATTCGACCGGCGTGCTTACGATGCCGCAAGAAGGCGGAAAGATGCTTTACCCGGCTGCATGGCCAGCGCCATTGCCACACGCCGATATGCCCGAACTTTGCCGCTCAGACTTCCACGAGGCACGCGCAGTCGTAAGTGAGTCGCCCAGAGCCGCAGCGGCGCTTCTGCGTTTGTGCATACAACGGCTATGCATCGAGCTAGGTCGAACTGAGAAAAACATCAACGACGCAATTGGTGGGCTGGTCAAGGACGGTCTTCCGGCTAAATTGCAGGAGGCCCTCGATATCGTCCGCGTTGTGGGGAACAACGCCGTGCATCCCGGTCAGATGAGTGCCGAGGACCATGCCGAGCAAGCCAATGCACTCTTCGAGCTTGTCAATATCATTGTCGAACAAATGGTGGCACAGCCGAAACGGATCAGTGCAATGTACGCGACGCTACCGGAAGGGGCCCGAAAGGCAATCGAGAGGCGAGACGCCTAAGCGGCCTTGAGGCAGCACCCGCATGCCCGGGCGATGTTCAGCCGCGATACGGCCGGAGTTTCAGAGGCTGCCGCGACCAGACGCTGCACATCCGTTGACGGCCCGTACCGAGCCACCACGCCGATGAACTCCTCGACGTCGTGCCCGACGATGCGCAGCTTCGGCCGCCCTTCCTTGTCGAAGGCCGGCGCGCCGAACTCGTCGATGCGCTGCCCCAGGTGATACAGCTCGTGCTCCACCAGCGCGCAGAATTCGGCGTCGGTGCAAAGCCCGCAGTAGTCGGCCGCCAGCGTGATCAGAAACTCCGGCACGCGGCCGAACCATTCGATCATTTGCTGTTCCTGGCGGGCCTTCTGCCAGCCGCCGGCGCGGAACATTACCTGTTCGGCCTGGCCCAGCACGGTGCGGCCGGCCTTGTCGAACGCGGCCGGCGCCCACAGGAATGCGAGGTCGGCATCCACCAGGTGCGCATGATCCGGATTGTGAAGCGGCCCGCCCGGTGCCAGGATGGTCTGCTCAACCCAGGCCAGCAGCTCCGCCGCCGGTACGAAGCTGGCCAGCTGCTCGGGCGGTGCGGGCCGCATGAGTGCCGGTCGCTTCGCCATGATGTGCTCCTAGAACAGCCCCGCCGGAGCCGCCTCTATGTCCCAGCTGAAAATCAGGATCTCACCACGCTCAACGCCGCGGCCGCCGCCGACGGTGTAGCGCAGCTCCGTGGCCTCGATGTGGAAGCCCCCGAACGCCCGTCGGATGTCGGGATGATCGTTCAGGCTAACGATTGCGCGGCCCTGCAGGTTGCGCATGCGCGCCGCCATGTCCTCGTACTGTTCGAAGCCGAAGCTCACGCCGTAGCCCTCGGTCTCCCAATAGGGCGGATCCATGTAGAACAGCGTGTGAGGCCGGTCGTACATCTCCAGGCACTTCTGCCACGGCACGTTCTCGATGTAGGCGCCGGCCAGGCGCAGGTGCGCGGCTGACAGGTTCTCCTCGAGGCGCAGCAGGTTCAGGCCCGGCGGCGCCGTCGTCGCGGTGCCAAAGGTCTGACCGTCCACCTTGCCGCCAAAGGCGTTTTGCTGGAGGTAGAAGAAGCGCGCCGCGCGCTGGATATCGGTCAGCGTCTCCGGCCTGGTGATCTGCAGCCACTTGAACACGTCGCGGCTGGTCAGCGCCCATTTGAACTGCCGTACGAACTCCTCGAGGTGGTGCTGCACCACGCGGTACAGGTTCACCAGCTCGCCGTTCACGTCGTTCAGCACTTCAACCTTGGCCGGTGTCGGCCGCAGGAAGAAGAGCGCCGCCCCGCCCGCGAAGGGCTCGACGTAGCAGTCATGGGCTGGGAAAAAGGGAAAAATGCGATCGGCCAGGCGGCGCTTGCCGCCCAGCCAGGGAATGATTGGGGATGCCATGTTTGCGTGAGGATGTGTTACCGTTGCCCCCGCCTGTACAGGTAGGACGGCCTCGGGTCGCTCACGGCTCGCTCCGTGGGTCGGCTGTCGGTCGCGCAGTTACAGCTGCTCGGCCGTCGCCGTCTTCTTAGTCAATTTCAATTCGCGCACCACATCGACATGGATGATTCCGACGCGCACGCGCGACGCAATGTCGTGCTTCTATCAGCGTCTGTTCTAGCCGCGTGGTGGCTCCATCTGGATCTGCCCGGCCTTCTGTCGCTCCTTCACGTAGCCGTGCTCGCGGAGGTCGCCACAACCCGTCGAGTCTGGTTGGCGCTAGCCGTGCTGCTCGCTTACCTGCTTTTTAGGTATCACTTCAGCCCTCAACGTAGGCGTCATTGGCGCGCAGGCGAGGCTCGGGTGAAGCTGATTCGCCGCGCGATTTTCGCCGCGTACATCCGACATGACCTTGTTCGCCAGCGGAACAGGCAGAACAGGGCCTCTTTCGCGCGGCGTGGGGGCTCTGAACGGGAAAGACCTGCTCCAATAGTCGGAGCCGACGTACGGGAGTTGTATGTCGATCCGATAGACTTCAACACAGCAAGCTATGAATTCGCCTGGTTTGATGACACACCCGAAGAAGCAGAAAATCTGAACGGCTTGCGTGCTTTCGACGGAATCGACGTCTATCAAATTCCTGCGGCAATCGCCATTCCACTTTTCGCTGCAACCTGGTTTTCCCGCTTGCTCATCAGCAGGGCGGGACTCGAAGTTTCATTCCCCTATTACCTTGCAATGGCCGCATTCGCCATTTGCCTGGCCAAGTCAGGCATCTAGTCGGCAAATGAAAAAGCCCCGGTTTCGGCCGGGGCGTTTCGTCAGGTCGTACTTGCTACGAGTCTGGGCGAATTCTGCTCATCTTGATTCACGTTGTCAAGTGCCGTGGGTTTCACGTCCCCTTCCAGGTCCACCACGATGTCCGCGTCCCGCATGCGAATGTCCAAGCGCTGGAGCGCTGCCCGGCGCGCGCCTTGCACCAGCACGCGGTACGCGCTGGCCGGCCGCTGCAGCGCTGAATACGGCAGATCGAAGCGATCGCACAGGTCGCGCAGCCTCGGCCGGCCCCGCAGGATATGCGCCGCCAGCATGTCCGTAACCTCCCTCTCTCGGCTGTCCGCCGGCGCTTCCGGGTTCAGCCACTCCGACACCCGCCGCGCACTGACGGCGCCCTCTTCGCCCGTTCCGTACTGCGCCTGCAGGATGTGAAAGCCGATGTTGTCGCCCAGAGTGCGCTCCAGCACCTTCACGGTAAACACGGCCTGCGCATGCCAATCGTGCGGCGTCAGCCCCGACAGCGCCTTGCGTTCGTACGTCACGTCGAACCGCTCCTGCAGCGCTTCGCAGATGAGCTGCGTCGGGTTCTTGGGCTCGATCGGATACGCCAGCATCAGGTAGGCCACGGCGATCGCATGCTCGGGGCATGAAAAGGTTCCGGCTTCACGGCGCATGCTTTTTCACTCCTTGGGCGGGTTCAATTCCTTCGAGGAAGGTCACCACGACCTTGACGCCCGGCACGGCGCCGTAGACCTTGGATTTGCTGTCCTGCACGACCTGGACGTCATCGCGGTAAACCACGCCGTTCAGGCCGTCCTTGATGGCCTTCTCCACGTTGTCCGCGTCAGGCTTCACCGTGGGCGCAATCTCCCCCGCTGCCGCACGGCGCTGGCGAACTCCGGACCACGACTGCGGAATAGGCAGGACGATCGCCAGCTCGAGACGTATTGGCCCGGTATAGGCTTCCCGCCCCGCCATGGCGCGGGCCGCGGCCAGCTTGACCAGGCTTTCGTACGCCGCGGTCTCCTCGGGCGTGTAGTGGCGCGTAAACACGCGCGCGGCGCCAGTCCGGGGATCCCGGCCGATGCGCGAACTGGACTTCGCGCGGCCCTTCCCCTTGGGCACGCCCGGGACAGAGAAAACGATAGGTTCCAACATCATGCTCCCTCGCTACGCTGGTCGCGCAGCCATTCGATACGCGCAGCGGTCTTTTCCGCCGGCGCAGGTTGGTATTCCGGGCACTGCCGGGGATAGGACGGACTGACGAAGGTGCCGGGACGGTCGGCCATGCCGGAGCAGCGGCCCAGGCCCAGCTCGGCGTACTTCGGGATTCGCGCAGGGTGAAGCGATCGCAGGCGACGCATTGAACGGTGCCGGTCATACCCGCACCCCGTAGTCCGCGAAGAGCCGCGCGCGGTCGGCATCGGTCAGGCCCGCAGCGGTGTGCACGCGAGCTTTGAACACCGGGTCAAGCTCGCCCTGCTGCTGCACGATGCCCAGCTCTGCGCCCCGCGCGACAAGACCCGACCAGGTCAATGCCCAGGCGGCCGGATCCTGACGCGTCTCGGCCCGTGCGACAGCGCTGGTTACCCCGGGTTTGACCCGCACTTCGGGCAGGATCGCGTCGAGCAGCCCCACGTTGACGGGCGCCTGATCGTTCGCCTTCACGCGTCGCTTTACGGCCTTTGTGTGGGCGGCCTGTAGCTCGGCATTCGTGACGCCGGCGTCTGCCCAGGCGAGCAGCAACGGGTCTCCGGGGTGAAACGCGCCGGATTTGCCGCGCTCGCGCTCCCAGCGGTCCAGCAGCTGCGCGAAGTGCGCAGCCGTGGATTCGACGCCAGCGGCGGGCGGCGGCGCGGGGTTGTCCACAGGGTCGCCTTCGCGCGAGTGTTCCGCTGCCGCTGCTTGTTCTTTTATATATGTCCCTGTCCCTGTCCCTGTCTTAGCCGTGACACCGCCGTGACTTTCCTTGTGACTTCCTTTAGGTGTCACAGTGACAACCTTGTGACCCTCCGTGACGATGATGGATATTCCGCGTGACGCCGCGACCTCGCGCAGCTGTGACGTACTGGTGCCTTTCGCCGACAGGATCACGCCGATGTCACGCAGCGCGGCGAAGAGCAACTTGCGGTCTTCGCGCTCCTCGCGCTTGCGCTCGTTGTCGCCATCCTTCGCGGCTTGGTGCTCCTCTCGTTTCGCCATGGCCTTGATCGCCTCTGCTGCGATCACCGGGTGGTATAGGCGTCCGTCAGCGCATTTCACGAAGCCACGCAGGGCCATGTCCTTGACCTTCCGCCAGGCGGGCAATTCCTTGCCGGCCAGGTGGGCCAGAATCCGGTCGTCATCGGGCAGAGACGCCGCGGGCTCCTGGTTCCAGCTCTTGCACCACAGCCGCAAGGCCGTCTTGAACTCTTCGCCTGTGGAAAGTGCCATCATGTCGCTGTCCAGCAAGCGCTCGGTGTGCAGCGGCATGAAAGGCAGGCCGCGCAGGTTGCAATCGGGCGGCGTCAGGGGCGCGGGTAGTTGATTCGGCTCAGTCATGAGCCCTCCGCAGAAAACAGCCCTGCATGGTTGAGCGCATCAACGCATGCAGGGTTGAGCCATAGACATTCCGTGCGCACGCCCGTGCCGCGGGCCGCACTGATGCGAGCGGTCGTGGTGGTAGTGGCCCAGTCAGATAAGGCGTCCTGATAAAGTGCGCTGGGATAACCGCTGAGAGCCACCATGCCTCGGACTGCGTGAAGCTGTCCCAGAAGTTCCTGGTGGTCCTGGTCGCTCATCTCGTGCTCGTAATAACGGCCGTACTTAGCTCCGGCATACCGCGTTTCATGTATGTATGGCGGATCCACAAAGAAAAGCGTGTCAGGGGCATCGTGCTGTTTGATAACTTCGAGCGCGGGTCTGTTCTCGATCATCACGCCAGCAAGGCGCCGAATCACGGGGCCGAGCGTATCGGGGTATTCCGCCCAGAGCTGCTGGGCGGTGCCGTAACGTCGGCGCGTGTCGATGCGAAATCCCGTTGTGCCCTTGGTGGCGCCAGCCGACCCAAAGCCCATGGACGCGCGAATGATGGTGCGGCGCGCCCGCTCCACAGGGTCAGGATGGGGCTCATAGGCACCATCGAACTCGTCGCGCGCGTATGGCGTGAGACTGATCAAAGCGATTAGGCGCGAACTGCCCTCCGGGTCGCGGAGCACCCGGAAAAGGTTCACGATGTCGCCGTCGAGATCGTTGTAAACCTCAGCGTAGGCCCGCGCTTTTTGCAACAGTACGCCGGCCGCGCCGCCGAACGGCTCGACATAGCAGCGGTGCGGCGGCAGGTGCTGGATGATCCAGGGCGCCAAGCGCCATTTCCCACCGTGGTAGCGGATCAAGGGGCGCGTCGGCGTCATGCTGACATTCCCCCGTCAGTGGAATACGATCCCGCGATGCACCAACGAGGAACAGATCCACCATGAAGGAATCCATTCGAGACTGGTTTGATTGGCGCGGCTGGGTGGTATTGGGTAGCGCAATAGCCATTTCGCTTGCCATTGCCGCGATACTTTCGCCCGCCTTTCGAGCTTTCATCGCCAATTCCGAAACTGCGAATTGGGCCTCCGCTATCGGGACCGCAGCAGCGGCCGCTGCTGCGGTATGGCTGGGTCTGCGCGAAGGAAAATGGCGCCTTCAAAAGAATGACGTCGACGAAGCCATATTCACCGCCCTCATCCGACCAGAGGCAGAAGCCTTGATTAGACAATTGGAGGTGGTACGGGTTTTGCACGACTCCGTAAGAGCCGCAGGGTTCAGGCGCGCCACCAGCATCCTGGGACTTGAGAACGCCCGACTTTATGGCTGCAAGCCTGCACTCGTTGAGACGCGGCAATATGTTGAGCAGTTCGGAGTGTTGGGGCCGCGCAGGGCTGCTGCATTGGCTCGTGCAGTCGGGTCTCTTGGCCTGCTCGCTGAGGCCCTGCAGATGGCCGCTCATTACCAAGGTGAGGGAGACACGGACCTCGCGCAAGCCGGCCTTGATGAAAGTCGCCGTCTGATCGATCGTATCCAGGCAGCGCTGCGCATCGCCCTTCAAATCAACAACGAAGAATATGCGCACATCATCCGTCCTCCTGTCCAGGGCATTATTGAGCGCTCGGAACGGTATAGGTCGCTTGAAGAGCTCATGAAGAAGAAGCTCGCAGCGCGCGAGATCGAGCCCTAATCGGCCAACCGGATGGGTGCTCATATCGTCTCCCCGCCGCGCACGGCTAGCGCCGTAGTAATTGGCCACGCCCGGATCGACGTCAAGAAACGGTGCAAGGCTGTCTTGAACAGGACAAAAGCACCGAATATCCGAACTGTTAGGCGCTTTCATCACCCATACAATCGCGCACAATTTCCACGGACATCTAAATAGGAGATCAAGTTGGAAAACGCCATTTATCGTTCGCTTGTGCAAGGCCTGCAGGAGATTTATGGCTCCCTGTCCGAATGGCAGCGCAAATATGGAGTGCGCACCCGCACGTCCCCTCGTGGAAATATCACCGTCTACCACGAACGTATTGCAGCGGGTAATCACGCTGAAATTGCGTTCGATATTGACTCCATGGCGCAAGGGCCGGACGCGACCGCGCAGATATCGCGGCATTCATCAACGCACTCGCAGCTGAAACTGGGCGCCCAATTAGACAGGATCGCAGATACCAATGGCCCAGGGTTGGCATCGCGGACCAATCTCAAGTGATTGCGGTTTTGCACGGTCTTCATCAACTCTTCGACGGTTCGTTGGCTCCGGCGTCCGAGGAATCGGCCGCCTCGGCACGGTACTGGTGGGTCAGCCACAACCAGATGCACCAGAACGAACTGGATGGCGGCTATATCTGGTGCCCACAAACCACTACGGACGGTGGAAAGCGCGAAACCTGGACCAATGTTTCCCGCGTACGGAAAGGTGACATGATCTTTTCGTACGCTAAGACAAAGATTCAAGCGATCGGCGTGGCCACCGCAAATGCCGAGGAAGCATCTGCCCCGGAGGGTTATCACAGCTGGAACGATTCCGGCTGGCGAGTAAACGTCAAATGGGAGAAGCTGGAGTCCCCTATTTCTCCAAAAGAGCACTGGGCCACGATTGGCGCTCTTTTCCCCGCAATACACTCCCCGCTGCGCGCAGACGGAAGCGGAAATTTGACCTATTTGGCGGCTCTGAGCGTGCCCCTTGGGTTGAGGCTGCTGGAGCTCGCCGGCACTGAAAATGATGATGCAGTCGCCAATGTCGATCGGGATATTTTGGAGCAGAGCGAAGCCGGCCCGACGGAGGTTGAACGGATCTATCAAGCCAGGATCGGACAGGGCACGTACCGCAAGAACGTCATTGCCGTAGAGTCCCAATGCCGCGTGACTGGTATGGCCAACGTCGAGCTGCTGATTGCAAGCCACATCAAGCCCTGGCGCCAAAGCTCGAATCAAGAGCGTCTCGACGGAAACAATGGTCTGTTGCTTTCTCCACACGTTGACAAGCTGTTCGACGCCGGTTGGATCTCGTTCTCCGATCAGGGTGACCTTCTCGTTGGCAATGACGGCGTTCGAAACGCTCTGCTCGTCTGGGGTATTAATCCGGACTCCAATGTGGGACAGTTCAACGAAGACCAAAAAAGGTACCTCGCCTACCATCGGGAAACCATCTTTTTGGTACAGAACACAAGCCCCGGGGAGTAGAACCGGCATAGTTGAGCAGCTGGACAAGCTCATACGACGTCCCGTCTATTTGGCTGCATCCCCAAGACTGCCATTTGCGCCTCGACCGTGGCGCGTACGCTACGCGCCGCGACGATCGACTCCGATAGCTCGCGGTGCGCGCTCGTCAGTTCGTCGGCAGTCGCATTGCCACCCAATAGCGCCACCGCGGCGGTCGCCGCCTCGGTTTGCTCGCGCATGAGATTGGTCACCTGACTCTGGGCCAGGGCGTCGCCGGCCTCGAGCGCCAGCGTGCGAACCGCCAGGCCCAGCGGCCGCAGCATGTCATCGACGCAGTGCCGGCGCCGGTCGTGCGGCATCGCCGCGAGGATCGACGGGATGAAGTTGGCCGGCAGCAGATTCGAATCCTTGGACTCGTCGTCCAGCCAACGGAAGATGCGGTCGGCGTTCACTTTCAGGCGCCCGAAGGTGTCCTGCGTGTTGGGCTCGAATCGGATCCCGGTGGAGCTGGCGCCATTGATGCGCTCATGCGCGGCGACGATGGCTTCCGCCATGGTTTCGCGCGACCAGTCGTGAGACTTGCGCCAGGCCGACGTGTGCTCCCTCAGGATGGCGATCAGGGTTTTGTGCGATTCATGTCGCATGCGTCAGGTACTCCGGACAGTTACATTCCCCACCACAGCGGTGATCGCCGGGAGGGGAAGATGGCAAACGGGGAAAGAGGGAACGCAGCGCAGGTCACGACGGCGCTGCTGAAACTGGCAAAGGAGATCGCCGACGGTGTCGTAGGGGACGCGGACCAGGCCACAGTGCGCGCCGTGTTCGAGCGGCTGTGCTTGGAAACCGACATGGGAGCGGAGCCAGAGCCGCCCGGGCCTACCGCGGCCACGCTCCACTGACAGCACGGCGGTGAGAAACCATGAGCGATGGGGCTGTCGAGCGGTATTGCGGCTAAGCATGGCGCTCCCTGCCCGATCCGCTTCCCTCGGCCCGCGGCAGTTCTACGTTTTCCGGGTCGACGGACACGAAACGCTCGGGATAGATGATCTGCGTCTCGCTGACCTGACCGCCGAACACCTGGGAGAGCTTTTCAGCGAGATCCTTAGATGGCACCTGCTTACCGCGCTCGATACGGCTCAGATTGCCCGGGTCAATGCCCACCGAAGTGGCCACTTGTTGAATGGTCAAACCGCGCTGTTCGCGCGCCATGCGCAAAGGAGTGGTCATCAGTTCAGTCCGTAAATTATGCGTGTGACGCATATTAATGCCGATGCGAAATATGCGCAATGCGCTTTGCGCCACACGCAGCGAGAACGGGACAATTCGGCCATGAGCCTAGGGGATAACATTCGCCAGCGACGCAAGGCGTTGGGCTGGACGATCTTGGATCTTGCCAACCGAATCGGTAGCGATGTCGGGAACGTGTCTCGCCTTGAGCGCGGGAAACAAGGGTATAGCGACGAGATCCTGAGCAAGATTGCGGCGGCGCTCGGCTGCCCTGTTGGTGACCTCTTCCAAGGCATCCCGGCCGAGTCGAACGTGGAAGTCACGGCCCTTGGCAGTCGTCGGATCCCGGTGTTGAGCTATGTTCAGGCAGGTGCATTGACGGAATCAGTGGTCCCCTACACCAATCCCGACGATTGGTTGTTGACCGACTTGGACCTGTCACGCTCTGCGTTTGCTCTTCGCATAAAAGGCTTGTCGATGTACAGCCCCATGAGTGAGGAATCGTTTAACGAGGGCGACTTGGTCGTCATCGACCCGTCAGTTGAGCCGCTCCCCGGAGATTTCGTGGTCGCCAAGAACGGTGAACACGAGGCCACCTTCAAGAAGTATCGGCCCCGCGGCGTCAATGAGAGCGGAGTCGTGATTTTCGAGCTGGTGCCGCTAAATCCTGACTACCCTTCCATTCGCTCGGATTACACCCACGTCAACATCATTGGCACAATGGTGGAACACCGCCGCTACCGGAAGCGCCGCTGACTTGCTGACATTGACCGAATGCGGAAGGAAATGAAGAAACCGACTAGCTTGGCGGACCGCCGTAACCAGGCGCGCAGCAAATTCATCATAGGATTGGGCTTGGTCGTGGCGGCGGCGGTGATCGCCTCAATGGTCGGTAACAACAACGCGGGCAATCCACCGTCCGGGCCGCAATCCGGACTTACTGAAAATGACGCCATGGCCGATTGCCAAATCAGCACGCGGCAAAGCGCAAAATTCCCTTCCTCCGTGAGCTTCAGCACTTTCGGCGCTGCTGCGCAAACCCGGACCGACGGAACGGTCGTCGTGCGCCTGGACTTCGAGGCAAAGAACGGATTCGGTAATTTGCTCCCTCAGCGGGCGACCTGCGTCTATCCACCTTCAGGGCAACGCTCCATCACTATCGAAGACCGCTAGTTCGCGGCGCAATTTAGCCCTTTCCCCCGGCCGCCTCCATAGGCGGCCTTATTACTCCACCAAAAAATGCGCTTGACGCATTTTTAAATTTGCGTATCATGCACTTTCATATATGCGTATTACGCAAATTTGGAGGCCGCCATGCAAGCCCTGCTTTCTCCGCCAGTCACCGCTCTCCCCGACGATCCAAGTCGCGCGGCCGACCATGGCCACTTTCCCCGCGAGGCGTGCGTTCAGCGCCCGAAGCTAAACGACGCCGACATCCTCAGCGTCCTGTTTGACCTGTTTGCCGGTCGCACCACCGAAGCCTTCGGCGAAGGCCTGGACTGGTGGAGCGAGACGCTGCAATGCGACTTGACGCCCAAGGCCGCCGCTGGCGTAGCCCTCTCGGCGATGAGCAAGTGGCAGTTTGACCAGCGCGCCGGCGCGGCCGGGGTCGCCGAGCTGCGCGCCCAGCTGCTGCAGCGCGCCCGCCTCCTGATTGACCGTGCCGTCCGCGACACCGGGGAGGTCGTCCTGTGATTGCCGCCCTCCTCCTCTTCCCCCTTGCTTACGCGATGGCGCGCGGCATAGACATCTATGCCGCGTATCGCCGCCGCACCGACCCGTGGAGCGCCCAAGCATGACCGCCGCCACGCTCTGGGTGCTGCTGGCTTTCCTGTCTGCCGGCCACGATCGCCCGCCCGTCATGGTGATCGAGCGCTTCGCCTCACAGGCCGAATGCCTCGACGTCCTCGCCGTCTTCCCGCCCACCACCCGCGTCACCTTCGACTGCATGCCCAGCCGGCAGATCCGCGCCGGCGCGGCACCCATCCTGGAGAACCGCCCGTTATGAACGCCCCTATCCCGCTGCCGTCCACCGCGGAAATCTTGCAGGACGCCCTGGACCACATCATGCGCACGGCACGCTCTAGCACGTCGCAGACGCGCCGCCTGCGCTGGATCGCCAGCCGCGCCGAAGCCGCACTTCAGGGTCGGCCATACATCGCGTCCGAGCATGAGCTGCCCAAGATGGTCGGCGAAGCCGTCCTACAGACGAAGAACCACCAGTTGCGCCTGGCCAACGCCCGGTTGCGCAACGCGCTGGCCCAGGTTGCGGGCGGCGCCACTGGCTACCTGGATCGTGACACCGAGCTGGCGCAGATCGCCCAGGCCGCGCTCGACGCTGAGCAGGAGGCGCGCTCATGAAGCTCATCCGCAAGCTGATCCGCGCCGACGGCGCCGAAACCGAGCTGCACGGCCCGCATGCCCTGCAGGACGTCCGTCAGATGATAGGCGCCGACGCCCTGGACACCGTCAGCCTCGCCGACCGCGTGCACGTCATGCTGGTCGACGACGAAGGCATCCTGAAAAACCTGCCCGTCAACCCGGCAGCCACGCGCTTGTACCAGGACGCCCGCGGCGTTCCCCACCAGATCCGCGGCGACGTCGTCATCGTGCCCGACTCCGACTATGCGAGGGAAGCATGAGCGCTCGCTGCCTCCTCGCCCTCTGGCGCCGCGCCCGCCGCTCCGGCCGCGACCTGGACGCCGTCAGCTATCTCGTCGGCACCGTCGGCGGCGCGTTGTTCCTGGCCGCCATGACAGGCGTGCTGGGCCCGTCTCTCGACGCACGCCCCTCGTCGCCGGCGTTCACCGCCAGCCCCTACTCCGCGAACGCCGCCTCCGCGGCGCACGCCCTCAACTAATCCCGGAGTCCCCACCATGCAACGAATCATCCCGATCCGGGCGTCCAGCCTGGCCGAGCTCTTTGACTGCCCTGCCCGCTGGGAAGCCAAGAATCTGCTGGGCATGCGCATGCCATCCTCGAGCGCGGCGCGGCTAGGCACGGCCATCCACGCGGGCACAGCCGCATTCGACCAGGCCAAGCTGGACGGCAGCCCTATCACACCAGATGACGCCGCCGGCGAGCTGGTCAAGACCCTGCACGACACCACCGAGGAGGTGGATTGGGACGAGGCGCGGCCGCAGGACGCCGAACGCATCGCCCTGGCGCTGCATACCCGCTACTGCGCCGAAATCGCGCCGCACCAGGACTACGTCGCAGTGGAACTGACGTGCGATCGCATGGAGATCTCGGACCTTGGCATCGCGCTCACTGGCACGACCGACCGCGTCCGGCGCACCACCAGCGGCGAGCTGGGCATTGCCGACCTAAAGAGCGGCGCCCGCGCGGTCGGTTCGGACGGCACGGTCGCCACCGCAGGACACGGCCCGCAAATGGGCGTCTACGAGATCCTCGCCCAGCACGCCATCGGCGAACAGATCACCGCGCCCGCGCAGATCATCGGTCTCCAGACCGGCAAGACCGCAACCGCGCAGCGCGTCGGTACCGGCGAGATCTCTGGCGCGCGCGACGCGCTTGTCGGCGATGACGACAGCCCGGGCCTCCTGCAGCACGCGTCCCGCCTCCTCCATAGCGGCAGCTTCTACGGCAACCCCAAATCCGTCCTCTGTTCGGGCAAGTACTGCCCGCGCCACTCCACCTGCAAATTCAAAGGCTGATTCATGACCCAAACCACCACCGTTCAGAATCTGCGCGGAGCGCCGGAAGCGCAGATGCCCATCGTGGCCCCCGGCTTCAGCAGCCTGCAAGGCTTCGAACTCATGCAGCGGGCAGCCCGCCTGCTTTCCAGCAGCACCCTTGTGCCCGTGGCCTACCGCCAGACGATCGAGAAGCTGGACCGCTACGGCAACGTCAAGGAAAGCCGCGAAAACCCGAATGCGCTTGCGAACTCGGTCGTCGCACTGAACATGGCGCAGCGCATGGGCGCCGATCCGCTGATGGTGATGCAGAACCTCTACATCGTCGAGGGCCGGCCGTCCTGGTCCTCGCAGTGGATCATCGCCGCGATCAACGGCTGCGGCCGATTCTCGCCCCTGCGTTTCCGCATCGAAAGCCGTGGTGAGCGCGAGGTCGAATACAAGTCGGCCTATTGGGAGAACAACCAGCGGCACACCAAGGTCGAGAAGGTCAAGATCAATGACAAGGTTTGCGTGGCCTGGGCGATCGAGAAGGAAACCGGCGAGGTGATCGAGTCGCCGGCCGTGTCGATCGAGATGGCCGTCCTCGAAGGCTGGTACACGAAGAATGGCAGCAAGTGGCAGACCATGGACGAGGTCATGCTGCGCTACCGGACCGCCAGCTTCTTCGGCAAGCTCTACGCGCCCGAATTGCTGATGGGCCTTCAGACCGTCGAGGAAGCCCAGGACATCATCGAGGCTACCACCGCGCCCGACGGCACCATCAGCGTCAACGTGGACGAGCTGCGCCAAGCCACCCAGCCGGCGGAACGTCAGCCCGCAGCGGCGCAGGCCAATGCGACTGACCTGGAGGCGCGCGAGCCTGCCGCAACCACCGACACCACCCTCGCGATGGCACAAGCCGAGGCCGGAAACCCGGCGCAGGGCGCGGCAACGGCCGCCCCTGCTTCTCAGACGCAGCAAGCCGACCGGCCGAGCACCGATGCCGGCCTGGACCCGGCCAAGGTCGAGCATCAGATCCAAACCGCGAAATCCATCGACGTCCTCGACCTGGCCAGCGACTCGATCGACGGCGTCGATGACTTGGGCGAGCGCGCCCGGCTGCATCAGCTGTATCAATCGCGCCGCCTGTCCATGACCGCCGCCGCCCAGCGCGGCGCTTCCAGCGCAGGCCAACAGGCGGCCGGCGCCCCCGCGCAGCGCCGCAGGATGCAGGCCCCGAGTAATCCAGCCGCCACCCGCCCGCCGGTGGCGGGCGACCACGCATCGACAAGGAAACCCATATGAACGCCCGTGAACACTTCGACCCCCGCGAAATGACCGCCAACACTATCGGCCGCGACCTCCTGTCGGCCTTGGTGGCCGAACTGAAGTTGTTGCCGCAACCCTGGGTGAAGCTCTCGCAATCCAAGCAAGACGACATCATCGATCGCCTGCGCGACCGCGTGGACGCCAACATCAAAATGGCCGTGCACCTGATCGCAAGCGAAGGCCGCACCGTGGTGCAAGGCGACCTGGACCAGGTCACGATCAAGGACGGCGCCAAGGTCGTCATCAAGATCGGCCGCGGTGCTGAATCGCTCCACGACCTCTATGACTCGCAGGGCAAGGCCGTCCTGATCGTCGTCGCCGATTCGCAACCCCACACCGGCGGCATGGGCCAGGTGCGCGGCGAAGCCGATCAGCGCGCCATGAACCTGGGCAAGGAATACACCGACGAGGACGGCGACGGCATGGACGACGACAGGTCGAACATCGTCGACGCCGAGTTCCGCGAGCTGCCGCCGCCGGCGGCGCCGTCCGGCCCCACCGACGAGCAGTTGGAGCAGGCGCGCGTGGATGGCTACAACGCCGCCGCCCAGGGCCAACCCGAATCCGATTGCCCCGTGATGGATGGTCAGCTTTGCATCCAGTGGGTGAAGGGTTGGAAGCAATGGCACGAAGAGCAAGACCCCCAACCGGAGGAATGAGCCATGCGCATAGCCCACATCAACATCGAGAACTTTCAGGGCGCCCGCGCCGTCGACCTCGACATGCGTACGCCAGTCGCCCTGATCGCCGGCCCGAATGGCGCCGGAAAGTCCAGTATCGCCGAGGCCGTGCGCCTGGCCCTGCTGGGCACGCCCGAGCGAGTCGGCCTGAAAAAGGAATTCGGCGCACTCGTTACGGAAGGCGCGAAGCTTGGCGCCGTCGCGCTGGATCTGGAAGACGGCGCCGTCGGCATCAGCTTGCCGAAAGGCACGCAGACGGGCGAGGCCCTTGTGCCGCAGTCGCCGGCCCTTCCCTACGTCTTGGCACCCGAACGCTTCGCCGCCGCAAAGCCGGATGAGCGGCGCACCCTGCTGTTCGCCTTGAGCGGCACGAACGTGAAGGCCGACGAGATCGAGCGCCGCCTGCTGGCTCGCAGCTGCAGCCCCCTGCTTGTTCCGGCGATCAAGCCCATCCTGCGCGGCGGATTCGCCGCAGGCGCCGAGTACGCAAAGCAGCAGGCGACCGAGGCAAAGGGCGCCTGGAAGGCCGCAACGGGCGAACAATGGGGCAGCCAGAAGGCCGAGGGCTGGGCCGCTGACGTCCCGTCGTTCGACCAGGCCGCGCTGGTGGGCGAGCGCGCAGCGCTGGCAGAGGTTGACGCCAAGCTGGAGCAGTACACCAAGGCGTTGGGCGCACTCGAACAAAAGGCCAGTGCTTTCGCCGCGGCGCGAGATCAGAACGCGGCGCGACAGGCGCAAGCCGCAAAGCTGCCCGCGCTGCGCCAGAAACTGGAGTTCGACCTGGACGAGCATGAAAAGGCGGCCGCCCACGTCGAAACGTTGCAGGCCAAGGCCGGTACTGGGCCGCGCGTGGGATTGGTCCACGATCTGGCGCTCTGCCTTTCGCAGCTGTGGAAATCCGAGGCGTCCAAGAACGTGGCCTTCGGCATTGGCCTGGACATAAAGTCGGTGCTGGCGACCTATGAGCGCCAGTACGGCAATATCGGCGCCGCTGGCGATACAGAAGCCGCCGCGGCGTTGCCCAAGGCCATCGAAGCCCGCGATCTCATGGCGCGCAGCGTCGAGAACGACCGCCGTGATATCGCCGCGGCGGAAGCGGCTGCGGCCCAGCTGCAGGGCGCCGCCGCGCCGGAGCAGATCCAGCCCGCCGACGTCGAAGCGGCCCGCGCCAAGGTGACTGCGCTGCGCGCCGAGCGCAAGGGTATCGACGACCGCGTACAGGCGCTCCTGAATGCCAAGCAGGCTGCCACCAGCGCCGCGGAGCGCACGGCGAACGCCACCCGCTATCACGGGGACGTGCTGGCCTGGCTGGCAATCGGCGACGCGCTGTCCCCCGATGGCATCCCGGGCGAGATCCTCGCCGAAGCCCTGGAGCCGTTCAATGCCAAGCTGGCCGACCTGGCCAGTCTGGCGGGTTGGTGGGTTCCCTCGATCGCCGCCGACATGAGCATTACCTGGCGAGGCCGGCCCTACCGGCTGCTGTCGGAGTCCGAGCGGTGGCGCGTCGACGCGCTGATTGGCGCCACGCTGGCAGAGATATCAGGCCTGCGCTGCCTGATCCTGGACCGCTTCGACTGCCTGGACCTGGGCGGCCGCGGCGATGCCCTGGGGCTGGTCGACGCCCTGGCCGCCGACGGCCGCATGGACACCATCCTGGTGCTGGGCACGCTCAAGGCCGCGCCGGCGGCGCCGTCGGATATGTTCACGGTCGTCTGGATCGACGAGGGCCATGCCGGCCACGCCAAGCTCCGGGAGGCCGCATGAAAGCCGCCCGCTACCACTCGGAGGAAATGCAAATTGCGCGGCGCGACGCCGGCGACCAGCTGCGCAAGCTCGGTGCCCCGGTGAAGGCAACCACGACCGTCCTGCAGATGGCCGAAATGATCGCGGAGCGCACGGGCTGGCCTGTACCGGCGGCCACGCCGGCGGCCATCTTGCCCTACCTGGTGCGGTTTCTCGATATTAGCCGCGCCGGCGCAACCCCGCCGCCTTATCGGCCGGTGGCGCGCCGCCCTATGCGATACGACCTTGCCATGCGCACCGTGGCGGCCCGCGCGGCTGCCGCGCAGCCGCACCTGATCCCGGCGTCCAGCAACGTCATCACCTGGAGGGAACTGCCCCTATGAGCTTCCACCTCAACCTCGCGCGCCTGCGCGAAGCTGCCGCGACCAGGATTCAGGGCGAGGCCCCGGCAGCTGCCGAGTTCTGCGCGAGGACCTGCGCGCGGTCCTCTACGTGGTCGATCGCATGGAGGCCGACCAAACCGCGCCCGCAAGCCCGCCGCGCCTTCAGGCCGCGGCGGCCCGCCTCACCAAGCTGGCGCAGGAGACCCGCGCCATCTATGGCCAGGAAACCAGCGCTGGCGGTGAACCGGCCTACCCCTCTTGGACCGACGACGTATTCGCGCTCGTTGCCGCAATTCGCATTGGAGCCTGACCATGACCAATCCCAATACACAGTTCGGCGCGGCGCCCGCCACGGGCAACACTGAGAAGGAACAGGAGATGTACGCCGCCGGCATCCGGACTGGCGAAGAGAACGCAAAGCACAATGCGGCGATCCGCGCCTCGTCGCGTGACTGGACGGCGATCCAGGCGGCCATAGACGAATATCTCGATGGCTACGAACTGCGCGCCGACGAAGGCGCCCATACGCCCACCGGCTTCGAGCGCTTCTTGCTGGACGACTGCATCGCCGGCCTGCTGGCGGAGGACGAGATTCTGGCGCTGCTGTCCGCCGCCCCTGCATCCCCCGTATCCACGGTGGAGCAAGGGGAGGTAGTCGCCTGGATGGATCCGAACACGCTGGACGTGATCAGCTCCGTGCGCAAAGCGTCGTGGCTGAGCGACTACGGCATCGGCGGAAAGGCCAAGGCAGCCACCTACACCCGCGCTCTGGGCGACCTGCGCCCCGCTCGCGCTGCTGGCGATGCGCTAGACCCGAACCACCGGCCAGACCTGCATTACATCCTGGGCGTGCTGGACCGCTTGGCCAAAGCCGCCCCGAAGGATCAGGAATTGGCCGCAGCGCTGAACTGTATGCGCTACGTGGTGTCGCGCACGGATGCCGCCATCGCCGCCCAGCGGCAGGGGGAGGCGTGATGCTGACCATCAAGGAAAAGCCCGGCTCCATCACCGTGGCCGAAATGCGCAAGTACTTCGAACAGGGCATCAACAACACGCTGGCGCTCAAGGAAAACACGCCGCTCGGCATCATGGAAATCAACGGCGAGTTTGCCTACTACCTGGACTCCGACACGGACACCATGTGGCTGGGCTTTGCGCTCGGTATGCGGGCCGCCGAGCGTGTGGCCCGTGCCGCCCGGCAAGCGCCGCTGTGGCCTCTGGAGGCGATGCACATGGTCGATGGCGGCACACAAAGGGGGATCCGCAAGAGCGTCATCTGGCGCAGGGCCGCGGGCTTGTAGTTGAGGAGACGCAGCGCCCCTACTGCTATGCGCTTGAATCCCGGGACCGGGAAGGTGTCCTGGTCGATATCGAATACAACCGCGTGGACAGCTTCAGTGGGGGCCGCACTGGAGGCAAGCCACTGTACGACCATGCCGCGCCCCAGGCCAGCACCAAGGACGCTGAATACACCCGTGGCCGGGCTGATGGATTCGATGCCGGACACAGCGCTGCACTGGAGGAAGCGGCGACCTTCCTGGAAAGAAACCGGAGTACATGGACCTCCATCAGAGCCGCCTATGAAATCCGCGCCCTCAAGCAGCCCCAGGCGGACAAGGACGGCGGCCAGCAGCGCGCCGGGGATGTGGACGTCGGCCGGCTGCTGACCGCCGCCAAGGGCATGACCAAGCTGTACGGGAATGTCTGGGACCGGGCTGATGGCGCGCTGGTGGTGTTTCCTGAGAACGTCGCACGATTCGATGCCGCTTTCGACGCCTTGCGCGCCGCAGTTGGCGAGGTGGTGGACGATGCCACCCAGCCCGAACAAGGGGAACGCGATGCCGACTGACCAGGAGATCAAGAAGGCCGCGGCCAACGGCTACAGCCGGGGATACGCCGCTGGTAAGCGCCGCATGCACAGCGGCGCCGTTGCCTCCGAGCGCGCATTCTGGGAGCGTGCTTTCCTGGCTTCGATGGCACCCGTCATCGCCGGCCGGAACTGGACCATCGGAAACAAGCCCATCACGACTGGCGAGGATCGAATGAAGCTGGCCGGCATCTTGGCGGACCGCGCCTTGAGCGAAAGGAAGAAGCGCTATGGCTGACCTGCACCTGGCCCTCAAGGGCGAATACTTCGACGCCATCAAGGCCGGCACCAAGGTCGAGGAATTCCGGCTGCTGAACGACTACTGGCGCCGACGCCTGGTCGACCGCGACTACGACCTGCTGGTGTTGACTCGTGGTTACCCCCGCGCCGATGACGTCGAGCGGCGGCTCGTGCTGCCGTACCGCGGATACGCAGTCCAGCGCATCACCCGCCCGCACTTCGGCCCCAATCCGGTGGACGTATTCGCCCTGAACGTCGAGCCGCTCCCCGGCGCGCAATGGACGCCTAGCAATGGCACCGTAGGTTACTCCTTCGTCAGCGAAGTCTGCGGCACCTGCAGTCGAGACCAGGATGAGCGGTGCCCAATCTTGGCCAGGTCATTCCGTGGCGAGGCTGTTGAATGGCGAAGCACGAACGACGGCCAGATCTGCGTGGCCTATACACCGGCCGGCGAGCCTGCCCCGATGCCGCCTTGCGCGCACACCATGGCGCTGCCGCTTAGCGCCGACACCGACAAGAAGGAGATGTGATGGAAGGAGAAACAGCCCTCACCCTCCAAGAGGCTGCGGAGCGCCTGCAGCTTTCCTACAGCACGGTCTTCGCCCAGCGCAAGGTCATCGGCTTCCGGCTTCCTGGCTCGCGCGTCTGGCGTGTCTGGCCATCCCGGCTTGCCGAGCTGGGTCAAAAACGCAACAATCTGACCCGGCTAGCAGTGCGGGTTGGTGGAGTAGAAGAATGCCCATCCGCAAACACCCCGATTCCGGCATCTGGTGGCTCGATTTACGCACGCCAGGCGGCCAGCGAATTAGACGCTCTACTGGGACAAAAGACCGCAAGGCCGCCCAGGAATACCACGACAAGGTGAAAGCCGAGCTGTGGCGCGTCGACAAGCTGGGCGAGGCGCCGGATCACGTCTTTGAAGAGGCCGCCGTGCGCTTCCTCCGCGTCAGCGAGGGCCAGCGCGACTACGCAACGAAGCTGCGCCATGTCGCGTATTGGCGCGAGCAGTTCGCCGGCCGGCCGGTCCGTTCTTTAACCGCGGGCGTGATCGCCGATGCGCTCCCGACCCATCGCACCTACAAGCACCGCGCCACGATCGCGATCCAGCCGGCCACGAAGAACCGCTACCTGGCGACGATTCGACGCATCCTGACGCTCTGCGCGGAATGGGGCTGGATCACCAAGCCGCCCAAGCTGACGAAGTTCGAAGAGCCGGATGTGCGTGTGCGCTGGGAGCCGCGCCCGGTGATCACGGCCTTGATCCAGGCGATCGCCATGGACTGGATGAAAGAGGTGGCTCTTTTTGCCGTAGCCACCGGCATGCGTGCCGATGAGGTTCTATCGTTGACATGGTCTCAGGTGGACATCGCGCGCAGCCATGCCTGGGTGACGCATGGACGAGCCAAGTCCAAACGAGCTCGGGCCGTGCCACTCAATGCCGACGCGCTGGCGGTGCTGGAGCGCCGCCGTGGTCTGCACGGTAACCTCGTGTTCACCCGAGCTGCGCGCCCGGGGCGCGAGGTGGCCAAGATCAGCCAGGTCGATGCGCGCATGTTCGAGCGCGCCTGCCGCGCTATCGGCATCAAGGACTTCCACTTTCACGACCTGCGGCACACCTGGGCGTCCTGGCACGTTCAGGCGGGCACCCCGCTGATGGTGTTGAAGGAACTGGGCGGTTGGGAGCGCATCGAGATGGTCCAGAAGTACGCCCACCTCGCCCCGACGCACCTGGCTGCGCACGCTGAGACGGTCACGTTTTGGTCACAGCAGCCGACAGAAACGAAACAGCCGCCATTGCTGGCGGCTGTAGTTACCTGA